GATAGGCTGGAGCCCAATCGAGGAACGACTCTTGAAGGATGGACTGGTCGGCTGGAGTTATGAGGGGTGCCGTTCGTGCCGATTTCGGCGGGGCGTCCGCCGATGCGCCGGTATGGGGGGTTTTTTGGCCGGTGGTTGCGTCTAAAAGGTCGTCTAGGGGGTTACTACCTTCCACCCCTTCAAGGGCGTCATTGGCCGCCGCTGTGGCGCTATGCAAAAGGTTGCTAACCGCGTCCGCCGCGACCCGTTCATCCTCTCTGGATATGAAGTTGTAGGCGCGGGTCGCAGACTCCATCATTCGCACGTTATCGCGATGGAGTTCCTTGGCGACACGGCAGCATCGCTGCACCCACGCGGGGCTATAACCCAGATTGTCCGCGGTCTTCGTGTAGTTCCAGCTATCGCCGTGTTGCTGGCCCAGCACTTCATGGATCGAAGCCATCGCGAGACATTGATCCTGCCAGCCCAAATCTTTACGCCTCAAATTTTCTTCGAGTTCGACGACACGCTGTTCGATGGGCGAGAGGTCCGAAAGTAATCGGGCCGGGATGGTTTCGAGGTCTAACTGGCGAGATGCTGTGAAGCGCCGTTCGCCTGCGATCAATTTGTAAGGTTGGTTTGCGGGGCCAGTTTCGGCCACCAAAATGATCGGCACCAGCACTCCATTCCTCGGAATGCTTTCCAAAAGGTCGTCGATGATAATTTCTTTTCGCTGGCGTGACCCACGGTCAATCCAGATGTCTTTAAGGGAAATGTCCATGGTTCATCCTGCAAGGTGGTGGGAGGGCGCAAGGCCCTCCCAGTTGTTGGATGCGATTACTCGCCCTTCACGCTCTTGATGTTGTTACGCGGCGGATCATCCGGGCGTTCCGGGTTGAAACGCTGCGTGATGTAAGCAAGAACGCTCTGGCCGACAGCCTCCGGGATCAGTTCGTCAAACGTCGAACCAGTCGTCTTGAGGCCAAGGGACTCCAGAAAGTCTTTCAAGCGGAAACGCGCATCCGGCGTGAGGTAGAAGTCCGTGGACATCTTGCGAGTCGAAAGGTCGATCTCCGCCAAGTCCTTCGGGTCCACATCATCGCTCGCGGAGTGGAACTTCAAGCCAAAACGCACGTAAGGCGTCTTGTTCTTGTTGTTATCTCCGTATTCGAACGAAGCGATTGTGCCGTGATAAGTGCCTTCCGGCAGCGCCATCGGCGCTTTCACATCATCGAGATTTACAGCGAGGAGGTCTTTGAAATTAACAGCCATTTTTTACTCCATAGTGAATAGACCCCGTGAAGGGCCAGTATTAGGACCTTTGGTCCTAATTTCGGACCGCTGCGAAATAGTCTGCTAGACCAGACTCGAGCGGATAAGACGCTTGAACTTTTGAAGGTGCTGTGTTTTTGCACTCAATCGTTCCTTGAGACGTGGTGAAGATCTGGCGTTTGAGATTTTGCCCGCGACCAGAAGACTGCGCAAGCAAGACCGTGTTGAAGTAACGGCCCACTTTCGGAGGGAGAGCTTTTCCCAAAGTGTTAGGATAGTAACGCTCCGGGCCACTTTCGTCTCCCATCGGTTTGATGTGGCAGTTGATTATCACGTTGCATTTTACGGACTCGTCATACAACATGCGCAACAGGTTCTCGACGAGGACCTGAGCCAAGCCCCAGTCGCTTTGATGAGGATGCTGGCCGAGGCGACCGTTCATTGCCAAAATGTAAGACAAAGCTGCGTCGGAAAGCATGGTGAGTGAGTCGATGACGAGAACTGTCTTGCTGTCCCATGTGGTGATCGCACCGAGGCTCGTGTCGCCGTCTTTCCAATCGCCCAACATGCTTGTCGTGCGCTGCCAAACGCTGGCCTTCGCGGGGATCAACTTGCCGCCCACGTTTTTCATTGGCTCCGTGATGGTCACGTAATCCACGTTTGCGATGCTGTCTTTCGCGTAGCGGCCTGATGTCAAAAGGTCGCGCAGCACATCCACGCCGTTGTCGAGATCGAGGATGCGAATTTTGTAGTTCGCCGCCGCAAGGCTCGCAAGTGCGCCGGTCTTGCCTGATCCCGAGTCGCCCACGAACAACAGCTTTGTCGTGTCTGCGGAGTGATGGTCTTTAAGGGATGGCATTATTGCATCTCCGCTTTAATAAGAAGCAAAAGGATAAGTTCAGCAGTTGCTTTGTTTTCGCACTCAGCAATTTTGCGATAAACGCCATCTCGATCTGCTTTGATGATGCAGAAAGTTGTGCCTTCTTCTATGTAAATTGCGTAAGAGGTCATGTCATGCTCCGTTGTAGTGCGACTGATATTTGTTTTGCCAAAAGTTCGTGCGGCGTTGTGGCGACTGCGATCCAGGTTTGTGATTTACGGTCGAAGACGATGATGATGTAACCGTCGTCTGAGTGGCGTACGATGTGGACGCTCATATGTCACCACGAACCTTCAAGGGGTCCCAAATTCTGCGCGTGAAATCAGCGCGAAGCCACTCGTGACGCACGGATGGGGGAAGGCCGCAGATTTTGCGGAACGGGCAACCGCCATACATGCCGCAGGCTTTGTCGTTCATCGGCCAATAGTTTTGTGCAGCGTAAAGTTCTGCGGTCGCGATGTATTGGCCGAGGTCGAAATACCATTCTTCTAACCCAGACTCCGTGCGTGGAACGACGCCACGCAAGAAACGTGTGAAGGTCTGCGCGATCTGCGCACCGTCCACGATGATGCCTTCGATCTGCACGTTGTAAACGATCTTGCCAGCGATGGCGTAAAGCGACATCTGGTTGTCGGGTGTGAACTTGTCGAAGAACGACTGGTTGATTGTGGACTTTGTGGTTTTGCGGTCAAGCACGAAGGCTTTGCCATTAAGCGTGGCGAGACGATCAAGATGCCCGCAGAGCAAAATACTTTCGCCTTGGCGTGACGTGTAGCCGCTGTCGAAGCGGAACGAAAGTTCGACCGCAGGCTTGCCATTCGCGAGGCGCACAGTTTCAATCGGATCGTCTTTGAACTGATCGAGATACCAAACGATGCTGCGCAGAAGCGTCAGGCGGTTTTTGTTCGGGTCGTCTGAAATCCACGGACGATTTTTTTGCTCGTCCCAAGTGATTGTCAACACATATCTAACCACTTCACGCAGCGCTTCGTCATAACCCATGCCGCCGAAGCGCAGATGATCGTATTGTTCAAGCGCGGAGTGAAAGTGAAGGCCGAAAGTTAGGTGGACGGAGATTTCTCTCGGCTGCCATCCCTCAAGAATGGAAAGCTGGTAATAGCGTGGGCACGTTTTGAAAGCGCCAATCGAGGTGCTGTCCCACGCAAATTGAAAGCGCGGAGTGATTAGCGAAAGTGAGTTGTTTACGACTTCTGACATGGGGCGTCCCTGTCTGTTAGGATTTGCGAGTGTCTGCACCGATCTGAACCATGCGATAACCGTTCATCAGCATCGCTTGAATGTTGTCGTGATGTCCTCTCAAAAACATGGTGTGTGCGATGAGACGCTCGATCTTTTCACTTGCCTCATCCCCGAGCCATGTTGATGCCTGCTGCCGAATGTCCTGCACGAGTTGCTCAAGTTCTTCTTTGGTCAGCATGGGGCACCTTAAAAGTTTAAGTCGATGTCTTTTAGAAGTTCGTCTGCGGAAAGGATCGGGCCTTTCTGGCGAGGCGCTTTTTTGGGCTTTGGTGCTGCTTCCTGTGCGGCAAACTTTTCCCGTTGCGCTCTCAAATAGTCGATGATCCTATCCGCCTCTGCGTCCGTGATCTGCGGGGCGCGGTTCATCAATTCTTCGAGGCTTGCAGGGGACGCCTCTTCTAAAATCTTTTCCCCGATATGCTCGGCATTAGCCGTCGTCGATGAGGGCTGTGATGCTGGGGTCGAAGGCGACTGACTTTGCATGGGCTTTCCTCTTTATTTGCTGCAGATACGCATGGATGATGAGTCGAAGAGCCTTGGACCTGCCGACCGTCCGAATGCCTTCGCGGCAAAAAAGCTGGTCGATTTCTTCCAGGTCCTTGGTGAAAATGTGGAAGTGGATTTTTGTCGTGTCCTCAGAAAGCCGCGCGGCCATTTTAGTCGTCTCCTAACAAGTCGGCTAAGTTGTAAAGGGGGCCGTCTCCCTGTGGGTTTTGTTTAAGGGCTTCGCCCTGCGGGGGCGTGGACTGCACTTGCGGTTTGTCGGTTTTGACTATCCAAATATGTGTCGGAGAAGTGGGGGATCGGGAGATTTGAAGAATGTCGAGGTCAGGGTCTTTTCGTTTTGCTGCGTAAAGGCGCTGAAGTGACATCTGGTAATTGCCCAGAAGTTCGACTTCAATTCCGTAGTCGGAATGATAAGCCTCGTAGAGCAATTCCATTTCTTTCGACATTGCACCTTTTACCTTTTGGCAAAAAGAAAGCGGGGGCAGACCCCCCGCTCGCCAGTAGTTTCAGAGGTCCATCGTCTGGCTGACGGACAAGCGGGGAAGGGAGGAAACGAAAACCCCGCTATTCATGCAACGCGCAGGTATTAGAAAAGGTCCGAAAGCAGGTCGCCAGCAATCTGGCGGGAAGAATTGACACGACGCTCGGCTTCCTCGCGGATTTCCGGCTTGTGCTGGAGAACCTTCGCGACGTATTCGGAAATCTGCTCGGCGGAATAGTCCGAAGGATTGCCGCCCTTTTTGCGGATAGCCGCGAGAACCTGCTCCTTGGCGATCTTGTTCGCCTCTTTGGCGACCGGATCAGCGGCGGCTTTCGGGGCGCGGACAGTGAACGAATAGGCGTCAGCATACGCCTGAAACTCTTTCGACAGGGCCGTGGCGTCAATCTCACCAGCTTCCGCGAGCTTCTTAATCTTGGCGATCAGCGAGGTCCGCACGTTGTCCGCGAGGACATGGTTCAGCTTGTCCGCTTCGAGCGCGGTCAGCACATGGCCTTCAGCGTAGGGCTGCGCGACGGAGACGTTGACGCCATGCGGCAGCTTGAGAGCACGATTTGACATTTACTGGTTCCTTAAATTTTAGGATTGTGGGGGATGCCCCTTTGACGGTTTAAGGTGCCATAAGGTTTGACCCATTGCAACTAAAAAGTCATGCACTGGGCAAAAAACTTAGGGCCATTTCATACCGTCTAGCAAAGGGGCCTAATCCCCGTCACCACCCGTGCCAGCCGCACAGCGCAATCAGCCTTCCGGGCTTTTTAACTTTCCATTTCGGGGCGGCCTTCTGGGCCTCAGTTAAAACATTGGGCTTGGGTGCAGGACGCTTCGGCTCCGCCTGTCGGCCCATTTCCTGACGAGCGAGTGCGGCCTTTGCAGCGGACGCTCTTGTTGCCTTAACTTGTGCTTCGCGTTTTTGCCGCAGTCGATTGGCTTTTTGTTCTTCGGTGAGCACAGGTTTGTTTTTGGCGCGTCTCGCCCGCGCAAGTTCAAGTGTGCGTTCGCGAAATTCTGGATCATTTGTGTAGCGTTCCTTTGTGCGAGCTGCGCGTTGTTCTTTGTGTTCGCGGTTCCAACGTCGATTGATTTCTTTTCGTCGCTCGGCGCTTGCCGCTTTCTTTTCTTCGCGAAGGCGCTCAAGTTCCGCGAGGGTTTCTGGCGGAAGGTCGAGTCCTTTTTTGCGTAAGCGGTAACGAGCGGAATGTAATCGCGCTTTCTCGCGGTTTTCCTCTCGCCACGATTTTTTATCGAAGGCCATGGAATAACTCCTTTGGAACGCAGGCGAAACCGATCTTATAACCAAGTCCGCCTTGCTCCGACACAACTTTTCCTGCGTTGTCACACGCTTCTTTTGATACAAATTCATGAGTGGTCGTGGCAACATTCGCACCGACGAACCAGATTATCAAAACCCATGCAGGCATGTCATTCATCTCCATCAGGTTCGAGTGATGCGTCGTGGGAAAGGGCTTGATAGGCTCGTTTCACGCGAACGCGGTTGAGGATGTTCGCGACGCTGCCCGGTTCGACGCCGACAGCTTCTGCAACTTGCTTTCGAGTCTTGCCGTCGTTCACAAGTTTTTCCACGAGCAATTCGCGATCAGTAATAGGTAAAGCCTGGACTTCTTTCACCCAATGCGCGCTGTGTGATGGGTTCTCGATGTGCGGGACTGCTTCAGGAGATTTGTATTTATGGTAGAAATCTGTTCCTTCACCCTCGAGCCATTTCAAGCGTGGGATGGAAAGAAGCATGTGGCGCTGTGTGCTTCCCGCAGCGACACCTTCCGATTTGAGCCCCGTGACGACCGGGACATATCTGCTAACCTTCTCGATCTTCATCTTTCAAGGCTTTCGTTGCGTAAAGGACTGGAAGGGGTTCGATGAGAATAAGGTTGGGTTGGAGAGGAAGTTTGTCACCTTCCCAATAGGTGGATAAATCTGCGAAAGGTTTGAGTGCGGATTTAAGTTCCGCGATGCAGACGTCGCGCTTTGCTATGGTCGCGTTCGCTAATTTTTGAAGTTCCATGATAATTTCGGTTTGGTCGTCACTCATTCCTTATCTCCCCTATAAGCGGCGCGGGCAGAACCCATCCACGGTTTAGAAATTGCCTTTTTCAGTTCTTCGTTCTCGGCTTCAAGTTCCGCGATGCGGGCGCGTAGCGCCAGCGTTTCATCAGCGCGGATTTCATGAACCGCTTGGTGTTCGGCCATCAAAGGCGGCCCGTTCCCAACCCCACTCATTCTTTCTCCCCCAGATAAGCGGCGCTCCACTGATTCAAACAATCCATCAAATGCTCTAGGTCAATATTAGTGTGCTCATTCCCGCTGCAATTATAAGCGCGGATTACAATTCTGCCTTTATAAAGCCAAACCTCTACAGGTCCGCCTTCGCCAAGTTCATTGACGGAATATAATTGAGAAATCTTTGTGTCAGTTGTCATAGTTTATTCTCTCCCAGATAAGCGGCGCGGGCGGCGCGGAGGTCGTCTATATTAATCTGCCACCGCCATGTTTCTTTCTCATCCCATGCGTCAGAAAATGGCTTTAGCGCCTCCATCAATTTCTCAATCACGTCGGCTGCGTCGCAAAATTCGTCGCGCTTACTGATGATTGCGAAAGCCCGTAGCTTCTCACACAAGTCGGCATACCGATTATAGTCCATCATGACGTATCCATACTGCGATTGTAATACCTAACAAGCAAAGCCACATAGCGACGAGATTATGGGTTACGTCTCTGATAGCCTCAACAATGAGCCTAGCCCTTCGTCGTGCGCTTCGATGTAGTTGATGCGCGCTTCAAGTTCCGCGATGCGGGCGCGGGCTGTCTTGTATTCGCTGTGCATCATGTCAGCTTCTTTACGCAAGTCAGCGATACGCTTCTCTTGGCTACGGATAAGGCTCATCGCCTGATGACACGCGCCAGCCTCGCCCGTGTAGCCTTTGGCGTTGAGCCAATCTTCGACGTTCACAAGGTCGGGGTAGGTGTTGGTGTGGTCAGTCATTCTTCGCCTACAAGGTTGGAGGAAGAGCCTGCGTAAGAGCCTTCGGAGTTGTAGTAAGTTGTGTATCCGCCGAGAGAGTTGGCGCTCCCAGCATACTGCCCTTGTGGCCCGTAAAATGTCGAGTAGCCTGCGATGGTGTTGGCCGATCCGGCTAACTGGCCTTGAGGGCCGTAGAAAGTCGTGTAGCCGTCGCACAGGCCAATGCACAAACACAGGATCGAGATTGCATTGCGCGTCATGTCAGAAGTCTCCGAGTAGATCGTTAAGGTCGAGGGTAGGCGTTGCGCTAGGTGTTGCCCCTTGGGGCAACGGCACCCATCCAAATTCGCGTTCCGCCACGCCTTCGGGGTCTGCCAACCAGCGTGTCCAGAACGCTGCAAAACAATCCGCACGGATTGTTAGGACCTTGCGGGTCGAACGGTTGGGGCCGGATGAGAAGAACCCGGAGATTTCGACTTCCGTGCCATCGCCTATCGGCGAGCAGTAAAGGCCGGGGATGATCGAGAGTCCACCGGGGTTCATGTCGGTGCGGAACGCGGGGAGCCCGGAGATGCGTGGGCGCTCGGGCGCAAGGAAATGTAGAGGAGCAGTGTTTGTCATCACGAAAAATCCTTTAGGTTTGCCAGAATTAAAGTGTGCTTGGTGCGCGTTTCGAGCACGTATTGTAAGTTGTGCTCCTGTTTGATCTCGTCGTCTTTCTTGGCCCATTTGGAAGGGATGCGCCACGGATCGAGATGCACAACGGTATCCCATTCGAGGCCCTTTGCTTTGTGGCCTGTCGCGAGTGTGACGAGGCCGGAGTCCTTCGCGAACAAATTGTCAAGTTCAGACACAAGGGCGCGGACTGTGCTGGGCGATCGGTTTTCGATCACCGACACAATACACTCATAACGATCTGTCACGGAGTCGATCTTGCTCGCGTCGTCGTTCGCTTCCGCTTTTGATCGTTCGGTTTCAAACCAACTTTCGAGCTTTTGTTTGAAAACGTCGATGGTCGTTGATTGATCTGCGGAGAGTTTTTTGCAAAGCGCCGAAAGACCACGGCCAATGTCACGACCGAGCATGTTCACGCCCATGCCTTGGCGCAGCAATTTGAAGGCCATGCTTAAAAGCGGCGCGTTGTTTCGACAGAGGATCGCAACGTCGCCTTGCGAAAGGTCTTCGATCTTGCTCCAATCCCACGGTTCGCCTCGCATAAATGTGTTGACGGAACCTTTCGGGTTGGAAGGCGCTGCACGGTAGTCCGGGGCGTGAATGTGTTGGCGCTCGACCACAGACTGCGGACAGCGGAACGTGGTGTTGAGCGGGAGTTCGATCCATTCGGATTTGAGGGTTTTGAGGTTGGTCATGCTGTTATGGTCTGCGCCGCGAAAAGCGTAGATGGCTTGGCGGGGATCGCCCACAACGATCAATTTACCAGCAGCCACTTTGCGGAGCATTTGGTGATTGAGGGGTGAAAGGTCCTGGGCCTCGTCAACCAGCACAATGTTGAAACGCGGGAACGCTCCCGAAAACACGACTGGGAGATAAATTTGGTCGTCGTAAGAAATGCAGCCGTTCATTCCTTCTTCGATGGACGAGATGAGAACCCTGCGCGCAAGTTTGCGCTCGTCAGCGGTGAGGTTTAGATCAAGTTCGTAGTCAAGTTTTTCCCATGTTTCGGGGGTGTCGGGAACGAGCGATTTGGCATGTTGGAATTGCGACGGGACGAGTCCGCGCTGCATCGCCATGACCACAAGTGTGCGGATCGCTGACCATTCCCCTTTGCTTTCGGGAAAAGGTTTGAGCGCGTCAGTTGTGAGGCGTCCGATTTTGTTCGCGTCGATCAGCATTTTCTTTTTGTTGATCGTAAAAGACCATGCGCGATGGCCGAGGCCGTTCATGGTCATTACGCTGAAGTTTTTGGGAAAGCGTTTTTCTAACTCTTCCTTAATTTTCTTGTTGAAGGCGAGGGCAAGGGCTGGCTCGGGGGGCAAAGCCTTGGCGAGCATGGTGAGGGTTGTGGTCTTGCCGGTGCCTGCGAGCGCGTTTACCATGAGCGACTGAGGCTGCGTGGCCGCGTGAATGATGGCGGCTTGTTCGGGAGTTGGTTTCATAACGACATATCCTTGCAGATTTAAGCGATACGATGAATAAGCAGGCCGAAGCCTTTTGTGTTGTGGGTAGATCGGACTGTTATTCTAAATCCAGGTTGATGTTTTTCGCGAAAGCGGCGAGCCGCGTTGTGGACTTGTGTGGAGCAGTTCGGCCTCATGTCACGAGGGCAAGGCATGAAAAACGCATCCCCAATCTCCATGCGAAGAAAGGGGTATTGCGTGAGCGGCTCAGGCTTTTTGCCTTTCAAGATTTTGAATTGCATGGTGCGCTCGTCAAAGGTTGAAGATAACCGCAGGCTGGCCCGAGCCTGTAAACGACAGTTTGCACGGGAAACCACTCCATAGAAAACCTTCTCCTGAAACCGCAGCATCTTCGTTGTGGCCTTCGATTATCATGGCGACTCGTTCTTGGTGGATCGCAGCGTGTTCTTTTGCGAGATAGCCAAGCTGCCAAAAGCGTTGGGAAAGAAGGTCTTCGAGGTTTCCACCGTTCGCGGGGAGCGTGGCCTCGAGTTCCTCTTTTGCGTCGGGCGAGAGGTGTGAGGCATCGAACCAGACCGCGACGGCGTTGGGGTCGTAAGGGTTAGACGGCTCGGGGCGAAGTTCGAGCGTGTAACCGGCGGGAAGAGATTGAATGATCGTCTTCGCCGGGGGGCGGAAATGTGCGCCGACGAGAGGGACGACGAAGGTATTGGAGTTGGAAAGCATGTGGCACCTTTCGGGTTTGCGGTTTGGGGTTTGCGGTTAGTTTAGAGTCGTGCCTTGCGGCGCGGGGTTAAAGCCGTCGATCAGCATGTTCATCATGTCGATCTGATTTTCAGTCGATACGTTTGAAATGGAGCATATTTTGAGGCCGCCGGGCATGTCGAAACCTGCGACAACCATACAAGGATGATCCTGGAGAATTTCGCGAGCAGCGTCCATAGCGCGTTGCATAAGGGCGCGCTGCTCGTTGTCGTCATGCGTCATATTTCGCTCTTTCGGCTGGAGTCATGTTTGTGTATTCCGCAGCAATGTTGAAACCTTTTTGCATAAGGTCAAACTCTTTGTTCATGGCTTCGCGCCATACGTCGAGAAGTTTTGCGGGAGGCACTTCGCCACATTCCAAACGTGCGGAGCAATAAAGCATGAGGAAGGCTGCAGACATGGATGATGATGCGACGACTGCGAGCATGGAAGGCTGTCGTCCGAATGTGTCGCAGATGCGGTTGATGGACTCGATTGTTCGGTCGTATGCGAGCTTTTGCACGTCTCGTTTTATGTGCTTTGGGATGTCGGGGTCAGTCATGTTTGCACTCTGTGAGTTTTTGTTCGATGAATTGAATGATCTCGTCGATTTCGACGGGGGTGAAGCGGGACGCTTTGCCTTTGGCGTGTAGGTTTAGTTTGCGAGTCCAGTGGGCGAGGAGTTGGCGTAGGATCGGTGCTATGTGTTGCGGGGGATAGTGAGCGCACAAGGCGCTCACTTCTTTCAGAATGTCATCGACGCGACTCACGCGACTTCCTCGGGGGCAGAGAGCAACGGGAGGTTGAGGGTTTTGGCGACGGTCTTGGAGTTCATCAGGGTGTCGAATTTTTCGAAAGCGAGGCGCAAGGCTTCGTCCCCGTCAGCAGCGTTGCAGCGCACTTTGATTTCCGTCCCGTCGTTGTCAACGGTGATGCTGCATCCCCAGCGCTCAGGCGTCTCGGTGTAGCGATAGTTGTTGCGAAGCAGCGCGACTTCAGCGTTGAAAGCGTTAAGTTTGGCGAAGATCTGGGAAAGGGTCATTTTGATTGCTCCTGCGTGATAGGTGTTAGGTGTTAGGCACATTGTGGATTGAGTAGCAGATGGGGTTAGCCCGTAGGGCTAAAATTCAAAGTTCGGGTCGTTGAACAGTTCCTCCATGTCTTTCAGTTTTTCGGTGAGAGGTTTGCGTGCAAAGCGTTCCTTCTCGGCGCGTTCGCGGGCGCGTTCGGCTTTTGCTTCGGCGTTGGGGTCACGAGCCCAGGAATTGACGACATGCTGGATCGGCATGGTCGGGCCTGCTATGCGGTGCGGCTGGGTTGCCCCGGCCATCTCGCGTTCACGCAGGACTCGCATGAGCGCTGCCATGCCTCCGGGTGTGGCGGGGAAGGAAAGCTCTTGCGTGTAGCCTTTTGTGGCGCGGAGTTGGAGGTAAATGAAATCGCCTTCTGAGTAGATGGCGGTGGCAGCGTGGAACGGGGCGGTTCGTGACATGGCAGGCTCCGAGGTAACGTAGGGTAACAGGGGACAACTCACATATTATAGTCGCACAACGGGCGGGAAAATGCAACAAAAAAGTCCACGGCTGCGATCATTCGTCGTAAATAATGGCCCGATACAATCCTTTCGGACAAATCGCTTTCCGAGTCTCGTCGTCCCAGAGGCAAAAATACGAAAATATCAACGAGCCATAAATCAGCGTGTAAGCCGCGATTGAAAAGAAAAGCCACGCCATGAGAAAAGCTGAAAGCGTGAACAATGCAGCGAATAGCATGTCAATAATCCTTTTCTTCGAGCGGACGGAGGTGGAGTTCCACTTTGCCGGGAGTGAGGCAAATGATCTGCGCCCAGAAGTTTTGGGGTTTGTATGCGCGGATCAAGTCGAACGCCTCGTCCATGTCCGCGCAGTTGAATGTCAGGGTTTGGCGCTTGCCCTCTGGGTTTAGAGGTGCGGAGATGCAGTCATCGGTCACGGTAATAATCCTCATCTGGATAGGAGTCCTCATCTTCGCCCCACTCCCCGATGTAATCAAGGATCGCGTCGTCAACTGCGCGATGAGTTGCAAGGAGTTCGAGCAGCGCGCCAGTTGCTTTGAAGAGCGGGGCGTCCGGTTTGTCTGGGTCGTCGAGTTTGAGATGGATCGAGTTGACTTCCCATTCCGGGTCGTCTCCCTCGTAGCAATCCTCCGGCGGGCCGTAGAGTTGGGGTTTGGTGCCGGGATGGGTTAAAGTCCAGTCGATGTCGAGGATGAAATCGTGGCCCATGAAATAAAGTCCGGTCTGCATGATTTTAGCCTTTCGAAGGAGCAAACATGATGCTGCTGGAGTATCCATCGCAGAGGGGGAACGATCGCTCTTTGATGCCGGAAGCGAGCAGTCCTTTGCGTAGGTCATCGAAAACGCCGCGAGGTGAGAGGGATGGATCGCCTCCGATGTTGTTGCATACGAAGGCCAGCACTTCAGCTTCGTATTCGGAGATAGTTATGGTGACTTCGATGGCTGTAGCTTGAGAAGTGATTTTCATGTTGGGACTCCGTGTTGAGGGGTAGAACCGCAGGTGCGTGGAGGTGAAAGGGGTTGCCCGCTAGGGCAACGGCCAGACGTAGGGAAGGTCGGGGCTTTCGATCCATCCAAACTGGCGATAGTGTTCGGGTAATTTGCGAAGCAAATTGGAGCGGTGGGATGCGTGGAAGTCGGCGTTGCCGAGCCATTTCGGGGGTGAAACGGCTTCGCCGTTTGGCATGTGTGCGGCGATTTTGGCAGCGCATGTGTCGTTGAACCCGCGTTTTTTCCATTCATCACATATCGCCAGACCATACAAAACGAGGTGGGCGATGTGGCCGCGCCACATTTTGACTGCGGGATGGTTTTGCCAACCATAAGAGGGATTGGTGAGCGCGTTGAGGATTTGCAGCGTTTCGACGCGCTGCTTTCCAAGTCTGCGATTGTCGAGAGATCGGGCGGACATGGGGAAGTCGCTGTAAGGTAAGAAGGTTTGCATGGTCAGCCTCCTGAATAAGAGTTGCGTAAAAGCCATTGGCGTTCGGCCTCGTTGTCGAGACATTCTTGCAGATCGGAGATGAATTGTTCGAGATCCAGCCTCTCGTCTTTTGTGATTTTGAAATTGGGGTTTTGCAGGTTGGCGACGAGAACGCGAATGGCTGTTTGCGCGCCGTCTGGGTAAAGTTCTGCGATCATTCTGAGTCCTCCATGATGTAGTCGATGAATGTGGAGCGGCGGAAAGTGCTGGATGCAGCCGCACAAACGTCTGCGATGTTGTTGACGAGCAGTTTGAACGCGAGAGGGTTCATATGCTGGCGGGATTCACGGAGCGCCTTTGCGAGTGCTATGAAATGTTTCTTGCTCATGGTTCACCAAGTGTAGTTCTGGGTTTTGAGAATGTCTCTAAGTTCCTGCTTGATGCGCCTTGCGTGTTCTCCGCGCCATGTGGCAGCGTTTGCCAGGAAGTAGGCCACAACGCTGACGCCAGAATCCAGGCCATACATTTCTCCGATCTGGTTGAGCGAGCGCATGGCGTATATGTAAGGGAAAGCCGCAAAATGCGGCTTGGGCCAGTTTTGGCGTATGTCCGCAGCGATGATGTAGAGGGGGCGGTGCCTTTCGGCTGGAGCGCCTTCGGCGGGAGATGTCTGAGTCATGTCATTCGTCCGAGGTGATGGGCAGGGCGGACTGCATGGTGGCGATCCAGATGGTGAGGTCGTCGATTGCCATTGCAGCCTGGGTTCGTTTGTATTTGGTGTTTGTGATCTCGCCCGCAGCGCGCAGCATGTTGGTGATGCCCATGCCGCGAGTTGGGATGACCTGCCCGTTGGTTTTGATGTAGAGCTGCAGGGCGGAGCGCAGTGAGCGGGCGCGGAAGTATGCAACAGCGTCGGGGCCGGAATAGCTGACTGCGCCAGATTTGCCGATGTGAATTGATGACTCTGACATGGGACTGCCTGTTAGTTGGAAATGGTCTGGATGACGAAGCGGCGGTTGTCTCGCACAAGCCACTTGGTGCCGCGCCAGACGTTGATGGCTGACGCGACTGGCCAGAGTGGTGTTTGGAAGCGAAAACGCTTTCCAGCGCGTGTGCGGCCAGTGACGAGGTAGAGGTCGCCGGGGGCGGGAGTCCAGACAACTGCGCCGTTGGGGGAGCGGGTGAGAGGGGATTGCATGGTTTTGGCTCCGTTGGTGAAAGGGGACGATCGTTAGAGCGTCGGGGTGATGAAAATGCAGATGGGGTTGTTGACTAAATCCAGACGTAAAAGATCGCCCCAGTCTGTTGTGCGGTGACGGCAGGGAGAAAGGCCCAGAGCCTTTTTGGCTCGGCGGATTAGGGTTTGGCTTGTGGCGTCAGCGGGCGCGTCGATTTCGACTCGATGCACCCAGCAGTAGTTGGCTTCGCCTCCGAAAGTATCGGTCATTTCGACTGAGTAACGGCACATGGTAGGGCTCCAGGTTTGGGGGTGCAGAGGTGCAGAATTAGAGTGTGGGGAAAGCGCCGGAAAGCTGCGTCCAGAAGCAGGACAGCATAACGTCGTGTGAATAGCCTGCGTCCTCGAACAGGCGGATCTCCTTGTCGAGATCGAGTGCATCGTCACCCTGGATGAAAAGGTCGGAGCGAGAGATGCGATTGTAAAGAGTGTAAGCTGATCCATTGCCGTGGGAGTAGAGGTGGAAATGGTCTGTGGTGATGGAGAGGCTGGTTTGCATGGGAAGGCTCCTTGCAGATGTTAGAAAAGGTCTGAGAGGTCGTCAGCGGTGATGACTGCGACAGCTTTGCCACGCTTGGTGGTTACGCGCTGTGCAGCGTCTTGGACGGCTGGATGATCAGCGCCCCAGATGTTGCGGAGGTTCGCGAGGTAACGCTTGTGCGCCTCGGCAAAGCCAGAAAAGTGGTCGTTGTAAGAGGCAGGCCAGAGGTTTTCGGGGAAGTCTTGGAAGAGCTTGCGGGTAGCCGCAGGCTGCGCGTCGTAATAGGCAAAGAGCTGGGCTTTGTCTTTGCGGATTGTCTGCTGGTAGCGGTTGCGGGAGTTGTTTGTGGCTGGCATTGCAAGAGTCCTGACTGCGCTGGTGCAGTGTGCGGGGTTGCGTCTGGATGACGAGTGAAAAACAAATCACCCGTCATCCTTTTGTTGCATATAATGGGCCTAAGGTCAATCCAAAAAACGTCGAGCGGTTGAAGGATCGGCGGCGATTAAAAGCTCCAAAAAGTCAGCGTATCGGTGCTGGTTTGCTTCTCGCATCAGTTTAATAGCGAGTCTCAAAACGGCGCGGAGATGGATGATTGTATCGTCTTTGGCTGACATTAGAAAACTCCTTCGTCGTCAGTTGGAAGGCCGAGGTGAATTTTGTGGTCGAGTGAAAGGGGCTCGTCGTCGTTGTAGAGGTCTGGAAACGGCGCGGGTTGGCCGAGAGCAGTCCAGGCTTGGTTGATTGCGTGTTTTTGGTCAGCGAGTTCAATGTTCATGTGTTGGGAAAGCTGGCGATCGGAGAGGGTTTTGTTGTAGCGAGCTGCTGCGCCGTAGTGGGTTGGGGTTGCAGGTATTGGGTCTTTGGGGACTGCGAGAACAGTGGATTTGTCGAAGTATTGTGAAAAGCCTTCTGGCGTTTTTGTGCCGATTGCGGCAGGCGCGGTTTTGCCGGGGGTGAGATATTCGGCTGGAGGAGCTTCGCCGGGAAGGAGTTTGTAGGGTGTTGGAGTGGCGTGGCGTTTTGCGCGATTGCGGAGCATTTGACGAGTATTGCGCTGCGCGTTGAGTTTGAAATGAGCGTTTTCGTTCGCGAGAATTTCGAGCGCCTGCGGATTGATGGTGATGAGGTTGGTGATGGCCTGGATGGTTTGGATGGTGGAGAGGAGTTCATCGGGAGTTGGTTGAGGTGGGAGGGCGCGGATTGCGTCGGAGATGTTGCGGTGGGTGGAGAGAAGTAGGTCTTTGAAATCGCTGGATATTTTGAGGAGTGCGAGCATTCGGGTTTGTGATATTGCCATGGAAAGGGCTCCTTTGGCGATGTGTTAGGGTGAACAATGCACCCGTTGTATCACGCGGATGAGTCCGTGCATATAAATCAAGTGGGTGTTGCTCGCGTTTTTGGGTTATGGGTGGGTTTAAGGTTGTGGGTGGGATAGCTGGGGGCCTAGTTGACATTCGATTTTTAAAAAAAAATATATAATTAAGGAGTTAAAAGGGCTCTAACCTTTTAAAATATATATTTAGAGAAAAGGTTAGGCCCACAATATACTGGCTATAGAGTGGGTTTAAGGTTAAGGCCACCATTGCCGTCCCAGAGGGCGTAAAGGGTAGGTGATTTATATGCACGGACTGATTGCCGGGAAACAATGCCGGTAACATCGCCGCTGCCGCTCTGCCACCATTTCCCTACCATTTCTCCTGCCACCATTTACCATTTCTCCAACCATTTGCTGACCATTTTCCTACCATTTGAAATCAGCGAAAAAATTTAGCATCTGGTCGTGATGGCAAAACGCAGAGCCAAAAAAGCCCCGCCAGAATGACCCGGCGGGGCTGTTGATTAGAATATATCTGCGAAATCGTCGGACTGTTTCGCTGCTTTGCGCTTGCGGTCGGAAAATTCCTTTTCGACTGCGGCAGCGAATTTTGCGTTTTGCAAGGCATTGGCAAGGAAAGTCTCAAACGCCTCCTTTTCCTCCGGCTTGCTGCGCTTTGGCAGCGCTTTGCCTTTTGCTTTGGCGACATTCTCCAAAAGCTCGATAGCAATAGCGCGGCGCATTTTATCATCGTCTGACATGCGCGGGGACGAGGCGCGACTCTTGCGTGCGACTCCCGAAACAATGCTTTCAAACATTTCTCGTTGAATCGCCGCGCAAATTTTCGCGGCTGTTTCCTCGTCCCGACCGCCGCCAGTTATGGCGAGGCGGTTACATTCGGCGGCAATATCGTCATCTGACCAAGGGTTAGCCCCATTGCCCATAATACCTGCCTTCACCCCCGCAATCGAGTTCTTGATTGCCGTCGAAAATCCCAACTGCATAAGATGTGCGATGGAATTTTCAGGAAGGTTAGCGCTGTTGACGTTAAAACCGGCGAACGAAAGATGATACGACATAACATTGACTCCATGTTATGCCCTATCGGGTTTTACGATTTCAAACAGCAAGAACCCGGTAGGGCTCAAATCGAATCGAATTGATTCGATGGGTTTAAGGTAACAGAAAAAAACTGCATTACAAGCGGTTTTTTCGTTTTTTCAAAAAAAAAGTTAGGCCCATTTGTCAACTCGTCACACATGCGCGAAAGGCGATGGGGTGGGGGATATATAGCGGCGACTCGTTTCGTGCATGGGCGGGCGTTTTTGGGGCGTTTAAGGGCTATGAAAGAAAATCGCGCCAATGTGTTTTTTCTTGCTTTGGGGTAATTGACACGGTGGGCCTAACATGAAATAAACGGGCATACCCGAAACGGGTAGGGCTTTTTGACATTGTGAGGAACCAATGACCGTTCATGAACTGGTGACAGCGCTTTTGGACATGAACCCGGACGCGCAGGTATATGTGAAAGGGCCAGCTTTTGAGGAAGAAGGGCTGACCGACCCCAAACTGAAAATTATAGGAACTGGGGATTATATTTGGATTGAATAAACGCTGGGGCAAATGCCCCAGCTATCCGACCGCAAAAGCTGCCAAGCGCCAGATGCCGGGGGACTGGCCCAGCGGGGGATTGGAGTAATGCTTTGCCGAACCCACATTTGTCTGAGCGAAAAATAAAGTGATGGGTCTATTTCACGACTTTCCCCCTTGCCCTTGCAGTAATTGCCAAGCAGTCAGACCCATGATATACTCAGTCCAAGATGGTGTTAACCCCTTGGAGCCAGCATGTATATCGCCCCGCCCGGAAAAGGCCGCAGACCCGCCCCGATCACCTACGGGGTGCCACGGCACCTCTCGGAAGCCGACATCGCCTCGATGTGGGATCACATGGGGAGCGGGCAAAAGGGGGTGCCGCGGATCAAAACGCTCCGCTACAACCACCATCTGCTGGCGAAAGCGGTGGCCTCGGGCAAAAGCCTGCTGGAATGTTCAAACCTCTGCGGCCTCACCGTGGCCCGCATCTCTGACCTCAAAAACGACCCAGCCTTCCAAGAACTGGTAAGTTTCTATGCAGAGGAACTGAACGAGGTTTACGTGGACGTGCATCAACGCATGGCCGCGCTTGGCACCAGCGTGCTCGAAGAACTTCAGGAGCGTTTCGAGGCGGAGCCAGAAAAGTTCACGAAGCGCGAACTTATGGACCTGTTCACGACCATGGCCGATCGCAGCATCGCCACGGCCAAGGGCGGACCCAACCCTCAACAGGTGATCGCAACTGGCAACGGTGCGGGACTCGCACTCCAGATAAACTTTGTTTCTCCCGCATCAGGCGAGCCCGAAACCCTCGACGCAACCCTCATCCCCGCACCTCAAACCCAGGCGCCCGCGGCTCTGCCCACATTCGCACAAGACGAGCGCGAAGTGGTCAGGTCCCCTCTTGCCGAGTCTTTCGGCTTTCCCCCCGGTATCGACATTGACGGGGAGCCTATCGTCCCCCACACTCCCGTTCCAGTCCCGACCTCTGCCGAAATCCAACAGGCGCGATTTGACGCGACGGGCGAGGCGGTCGCAAAACGGGAAGCGGACGCAGCGGCGCGGGACGCACTTCGCGCAGAATACATGGCGAAAGGGCGAAACCATCATGGCTAAAACCCCAGCGTGGCAACGGGCCGAAGGCAAAAACCCAGCGGGGGGCCTGAACGCCAAAGGGCGCGCGTCTTATAACGCGAAAGCGAAAGCCGAGGGCAAACCGGGGCTAAAACCTCCCGCCCCGCACCCCAAATCTGAAGCGGAAGCTGGACGGAAAAAGTCATTTTGTGCCCGGATGTCTGGGATGAAGAAAAAGCTCACGAGCGAAAAGACAGCCCGCGATCCGAACTCGCGGATCAACAAATCGTTAAAAGCGTGGAACTGCTGAGATGACTTCGCACAAAAAAGAGGTGTGGGAAAAACCCCGGCCCAAGGCGTTAGGCAAGCCCAAAGCCCTCTCTGCAAAGCAAAAGGCGGGCGCGAAAGCTGCAGCGAAAGCGGCGGGGCGGCCTTATCCGAACCTTGTGGACAATATGCGGGCGAGCACGAAATGAACGAGGCGTATTTTTTCGAGCGAGTCCGCAGGGCGGTTTTCGGCGGGCGGCTAACGGCCCGTCAGGTGGACGGCATCAACCAGATCCTTGCTTATCGCGAGGCCAAATGGCCGAAAATGTCCGACGCCGAACTCGCATACCTGCTCGCCACTGTCGTGCACGAAACGGCGTTCGAAATGCAGCCCATTCGCGAGCGGGGCGGACAAAAATACCTGCAATCAAAGCCTTACTTCCCGTTTTATGGCCGAGGCCTCGTGCAAATCACCTGGGAACGCAATTACAAACTTTTCAAAGTTGATCCGGCGGATAAGGCGCTGGAATGGCCGACTGCGCTCGACATTGCCTTTCGGGGCATGGTGCTGGGCATGTTCACGGGCAAGAAACTGTCGGATTACATCGGCCCCGGCAAGTGCGATTACGTGGCGGCGCGGCGCATTATCAACGGCAAGGACCGCGCCCGCCTGATCGCGGGATACGCTCGATCTTTTCAGGACGCCCTCAAACAGGCCAATCAGACCGTGGCCGCGCCCTCCGCGCCTGCGGCTCTACCAGTGAAGAAGTCCGCTTAAATGTCCGCTTCAACGAAGGGGCGTGAAATGCTGCAAGAGGCTGTAAGATTTGTGATTTGCGCCATGCTGGCGTGTTTGGTGCTGTTCGGGACGGCTATGCTGCTGGCCGGATGCCAAAGCACTCATGATGATGCGAAGTTTGTGGAATGCTGGCTACGGGACGGCACGTCCCGTCCGTGTAACTAGGCGGGCTGCCTTAACCTTTTGGAGAGTAAAATGTTTACGAATTGGATGACGACACTGCCGGGAATTTTTACGTTGATTTCGGTTTTGGCTCATGCGTGGCAGACGAAAGACATCAACTGGGTTGATCTGCAGAACGCGCTGATCGGCGTTGGTCTTTTGGCGGCGAAAGATTGGAACGTCACTGGCGGGACGAAGGGTCAGTGATCCCCGCGCTTTTGACCGTGCTGGGCGCTTTGTTCAGCGCGGTCGGGAAGATTTTCGAGTTCCTCTACGCTCGAAATCTGGCAAATGCGGGAAAAGTGCAGGAGCAACTGGATGCGCTTAGACGCCAAGTCAAAGACGCGCAGATCGCCGTCGCGGCGCGGGAAGCTGTGCGGGCTTCTATTGCTGCCAACCCTGACGGCGTGTCAGACGACGACCCCTTTAGACGGGACTGATGCGACGCAAGGGGTGTCGTTTTGTCAGGCGGCTCGGGCGATTTACTATTCAAAGCACGACACGCCCCCGACGATTGCGCAGATCAAAGAGCATAACGCAGTCGGCATGGCGCTGAAATGCGGGTGGCTTCCAGCCAACAAGCAAAAGGTGTCGAAATGATTGAAGATGGCTTTGCGGCTGCGGAAGATTATTTGACGCTGCATTTTAGTCGCGAAACAGCGATAGGTTTGGTGGATAGACTTCGCCGGGAAAATGTGCAATATTTCAAGGTGAAAGATATTTTTCGGGCAGCAAAAATGGAATATCGGCAGTTCACGGGAGCGGAACAGGTTGTGCTGCTGGTGCGGGCAAGTAACGGGCTGATTATCGCGGACGGGTATGAATTTGTTTGTGAGGCGTGGCTGGAAAATAAAGAAAAGTTGATTGCGTGTAAGATTGTTTAGGAAAGGGATGAAAGATGACATTTCCGCAACCGTTCGACTTTGGGAAGCGCCTGCAGGATGGGCAGGATTTGGACGGGGCGCTGGCGAACCCGGTGTGGTCGTATAGCAGGCCCCTGACGGCCACGATAGGCGGGACGCGGGCGACGAGCACGAAGATCACTGAGGCGATTGCGAATGTCGCGACGGTCGGGGCGACGGGCGCAGGCGTGACTTTGCCGGTGGCGCTTCCGGGTAAAGTCGTGCTGGTTTACAATAATTCCGCCACGGACATGCGGGTTTTTGCGGACGGCGGGTCAGCAATCGACGGCACAACGGGCGATGTGGGGATTTCGCAGCGCGCAAGCACGGCGTGTTTGTTTGTGGCGCAGGAACTTCGGAAATGGACTTACTCGTTTATTCCGATTTCGTTGGCCCCGTCAAGCGATTACATATCCGCGTATGACACGACAATCCAGCCAGCGGTTCCCCCGGCGACGGCGGCGAATGAACAGATTATGACGTTCAACACGGTGGACTCGTCGTTGGGCATTAGCATTGTGGGGGGCTCGCAGATCACTGTCACGCGAGCGGGAGTTTATAATCTGCAGTTCTCTGCGCAGTTTGATAAAACGGACTCCGGGCAGGACACGTTTGAAATTTGGCTGAAAAAGAACGGGCAACCGTTGGCGTGGTCGAACACGACGAGTGATGCGAACAATAATAACGCGAAAGTCGTGGCGGCGTGGAATTTTGTGCTGCCGTTGGCGGCAGGGGATTTTTTGGAATTGGCGTGGTGGTCGCTGGATGTGAATATGAGGTTGTTTGCACAGGCAGCGCAACCGGCGGTTCCGGGCGTGAGCCCTGCGCGCCCCGCGATCCCGTCTGTGATTGTGACGATGCAAGGAGTTTGATATGCCCGCGAAAAGCAAAGCGCAAGCAAAACTCATGGCGATGGTGGCGCATGACCCGAAGGCTGCGAAGCGGTTGTGCATCCCGCAGAGCGTGGGCAAAGAATTTGAGGTTAAAGGCAAAGGTGCGCTCAAGCGATTGCCCGCAAAAGTGAAGAAGAAATGACTCGGTATCGGCTTGGAGTGTTTGAAGGGCTGCTGGAAATTGAAGCGGTGGAAAGCGGCCCTTTTCCACTCCGGGCGTATGGGTTTTTGCAGTTTTCCCCGAAAGATCATCCGAACGGCGAATTGATGCTGGAGGTGAGGGGAAAGGAAATCTGGGTTTGGGTTGCGGAGAAAAGACATGGCGAAGATGCAAACAAAAGCGTGTAAGAACGGCAAAGCGATGGGCGGGGGCGATGCGAAAGGCAAAGCTGTTGCGGTTAAAGCGGCGAAAAAGGCTGGAATGAAAATCGGTGAAAAGAAAGCGCCTTACGCGAAGGGATAAAGGTGTATCATCGCGCAGTGGTCGGGCTGGTTTATGCGGCGAGGTGTTTGCGCCCCGCCCATATCCCGAAAAGCAGGCCGAAAGGGTCGAAAGCGGCAGGCTTGCGCTATGAAAAGGCGTTAAGCGCGGCGATCCCGCGAGCGGAACACGGGCAGTGGTTTGAATTTAAGGATTTGAACGGGCCTGGACATTGCCAGATGGACTTGATTATTGAAGGGCAAAAGCGGATTGTGGTGATTGAATGCAAGTTGACTGATGTTGACCAAGGCATGAGACAGCTGCATGAATTGTATTTTCCGATTGTGGAGAAGGTCTGGCCGGATAAAAAGCCTCTTGGGATCGTGGCCGCGAGACATTTAAGCAAATGCCCTGATACAAAACTGGTCGAAACCAGCTTGAAGGGGGCGATTTTGCGGGCGGAAACGCAAGGCGTCATCCCGGTGCTGCATTGGATGGAGCGAATGCCGATTTGACGGCGAAAGGTGGGCAAATGTTACCGCCAGACTGGGAATTTTTCCTGTATTTCGCTATCCGGCTGGTTGGGCTGGGAATTGTGACGATTGTTTTGCACAATGTTTTGAAATTGGTGTTAGGTCAGAGCCATTTTTGACTATTTTTAGAGGCAAAAAGCATTGACGGCTTGCGGCAAAGGGGCCAGTATGCTCGCAGGCCAAGGCCCGTAAGCGCCTCGGGCAGCATACGCTTAGAAGGCGGCGCTTGCGCCGATGAGAAAATGGCAAATGGCAAGAACAGCGGAAAAGTAATTGCGGAACGCCCGCTCCGTGGCGTGAACACAAGCCGCACTCAGCACTCGACGGAATATAAATACGACGAGAAGACTGGGACTTTCGGCAAAGAAGCTCGCAAGGGCAATGCAAATTATCAGGCCCCGGACAGATTTGTGCCGGGAAATCCTGATTTTGAGTCTGGCGTCACCCAGAATGTTGGAAATCCCGTGCAGAGTGACGGACTGCGCGGAGCTATCTCGCTCATAAGAGGCAAATGATGAAAAAGGTTGCTCTTGTCGGCGGACTGCTTGCGCTTCTGGGTGCGGGCTCCGCCTATGCTGCTGGTCAGTTTCCGGGTTATCCGCTTTCTACGTCCCCGCTGACTGGTTTTGAATACATCCCTGCGGACACGGGCGCTGTTGCGTCTGGCGCGAGCTTCACGGGCTCGATTTCTGGAACGACGCTGACGGCGACGAGCATCACCGGCAATATTTATGTCGGACAGAACATCGTTGGCGCGAATGTCGCTCCGGGCACGGCGATTGTGTCGGGTTCGGGCGGAACGTGGACTGTTAGCGTTTCGCAGACCGTCGCTTCGACTGCGATGACTTCGGGTGGCGGCGGCGTCAATCCGCAGACCGAAATGATCCAGGTTCAGCAGCTGCGTTCGTATGTGCTGTCGGCTGGTGGTTCGGTTTCGACCTACATCAAGCTGCCGTCTTCGACGATTGCGGCGCTGCCGACTTGCGATGCGACGACGCTGGGTTCGCTGGCGACCGTCACGAATGGCACGGCGTATGGCACCGGCACGTATGGCTCGGCTGTTAGCGCGACGGGCGCTGTTTCGCGCACGGTTATGTGCACGAACACTGGCGGCGCGACGACTTATGCGTGGGCGTATAACTAAGAATTGCGCGAGGGGCCTAGTGCCCCTCACCTTTTAGGCAATTTGCTTGAAGATTTGAGGAACAGATCATGGCGATCACCCCTGACGCAAAAATGTATGATTATCAGACGGGCGTGGCGACAAAGCTCGTTCCGATGTCTGATGGACAGGGCACTTATGCCCCGGCGGTTGTGGCGTTTCAGCCGTTAAGTCCTGCGGAATACGATTATATCTCGTGTTCTTACACGGGAAGCAATTTAACGACTGTGGTGTATAAGTTGGGTGGGGCGAGCGGCACGATAGTCACCACGTTGACGATGACGTATGATGGTTCGGGTAATCTGCTGACCGTGACGCGGAGTTAAAATCATGGCATGGGTTTTCAATCCGTTCACAGGGACGTTTGATTATTCGACTACTCCGGCAAGCGGAGGAGTTACGACGTTTAGCGCGGGAACAACTGGACTTACCCCTGCTGTCGCGACAAACGGGGCGATTGTGCTCGGTGGAACGCTGGCCGTTACGAATGGCGGCACGGGTTTGACGACTTTGGCGGCAGGGCGCATTCCGTATGGAAATGCCACAAGTGCTTTTAATTCGTCAGCCACGTTTGTTTTTGATGGCACGGTGTTAGCTGTCGGATATACGCCGTTTGCGTGGGTGGGAAAAGCTGTCCAAATTGGAACTTTGACCGCTGTTGCGCAGGCATCTTCCGGCGCAGCATTGCATACTTTTAACTGTTATCAAAACAGTGCCGGTAATTATATTTACAACTCCACAGCGGCTGCTGCGAAGTATGAATGTGGGTTGAATGGCACGGCAACCCATGCTTGGTTTATTGCAGGCTCAGGCACTGCGGGTAATGTTGTTAGTTTTACGCAGGCATTGACGCTAGATGCTTCTGGCCACCTTGGACTGGCCGCAACGCCGAATGCTTGGTCCACCGATTACAAGTCATTGGACATTGGCATAAGCTCTTCATTTTATGGGCGTGTAGCCACTAAATCCACTGGATTTTCCGAAAACGCTTACAGAAACACTGCCGGTAACTGGATTTATAAAAATACTGACTACGCAAGCCGAAATGAAACCGGAAGCGGTGGTTTTCAATGGTACACCGCACCCTCCGGCACCGCAGGAAATACCGCCACATTTACGCAGATAATGACGCTCGACGCGAACGGCAATTTGCTAGTGGGCGTTACCAATGCTGCCACAACTTCCGCTAAGACCATCAACATCTCGAACGGCACCGCGCCAACAGCCAACATTACAGGCGGCATTTTGTATGTTGAAGCAGGTGCTCTGAAATACCGTGGTTCTGGTGGAACTATTACGACACTTGGCGCAGCATAAGGAATTATCATGGCTAACACCTACACTTGGCTCATCTCGGCACTTGAGTGCTATCCTGAACAGGACGGCAAGGAAGATGTTGTGTTCACCGTCCATTGGCGTCGTCAGGCGACGGACGGCACTTACAATGCCGGCATCTATGGCGCGCAGCCCGTGACGCTTGATCCCGAAGCGCCGTTCACGCCTTACGCTGCTTTGACTGAAGAGCTGGTCATCGGCTGGCTTGAAGATGCTTTCGGCCCTGAACTGCTTTCGGCGCAGGTTGAGGCGCTTGACCAGCAGATTGCTAATCAGATCAATCCGCCCGTGGTGAGTCCACCGCTGCCGTGGGAATGAGTGTGGAAGGAGCCAAAAATGGAAAAGTTGATTAAAATTGAATTGACCATTGCAAAATGGAATGTGGTGATGAAGGGTGTAGGAAATCTGCCGTTCGTGGAAGTTTCTGAGATTATCGCGGAAATGAAACAGCAGGCTGATCCGCAGTTGCTGCCGGAGGGAATGCAGACCCCGGAAACGTCAGAAGTTCAGCCTTCGTAAAGGAATAAAAGATGACGACGCCTGATCCGTTCGCCCCTGGGTATCGACTGACTGACGGAAATCAGTTGAATGATCGAGTTGCAAATCCGCAATGGTCTACGACTTCAAGTCTGGCGGCGAAAGCGGGTGGAACGGTTTTAACGTCGTCAAAGATCGTTGATACTGTTACGCAGATCACAGCGGCGTCCGCTCCGAATGCGGGTGTGGTGATTGAACAGGCGCTTCCGGGGCGGCTGCTGTGGATCGTGAATGATGCTCCGAATACTGTCGTGGTGTTTGCGGAAGGCGGATCGACGATTGACGGAGTTCCGGGTGATGTTGGTATTTATCTGGGCGCTGGGGATAGTGTTTATTTCATCGCCACAGATGTGAATACGTGGCAATCGTTTGCTGCACTGCCTGTTGGTGGATTGAATGGCGTTGTTAATATTATAACGAATATTGCGGCACTTCAGGCGTGGAATAAACCGGCGGCTAATAGCCCTGAAATTTTTGCGCTGGTTTATAACACGGTGTTGGGCGATGGCGGTGGACTTTTCTATCTTGACGCTGCGGATCATACGACGCCGGATAACGGCACGACTGTGATTGTGGATGCGCAGGGTAATCGCTGGAAACGTGAACTTGTTCAAGCGACTTATATCGCAAATACTCCGGCAGGCAATATCGCAGCGACGACGGTGCAGGGCGCGCTTAACGAACTTGACACGGAAAAAGTGTCCTATGCTGCGCTGGCGGCAAGCAGTGGGTCTTCGCTGGTTGGATATACGCAGGGTGGCGCTGGCGCTGTTACGGAAACAGTGCAGACTAAACTACGTCAAAGCGTGAGTGTTGATGACTTTGGTGGAAACGGTAATGGCGTTGCGAATAATACTGCAGCGTTTGCGGCGGCGATGGCAGCTTCCACGTCGGTGTATGTGCCAGTTGGAACTTATGCGATTGGCTCGTATATTACGCTCCCGGCGAATACTAAGTTGTATGGCCCCGGCACGATAAAAGCCGCAGCGGGTTATGCTGATAATTTCTTAGTGCTGTTGAGTGCGAACTCGACGCTGGAAGTGAATAAACTAGACGGCACGGGGATGCCGGTTCCGGTGGCGGATTGGACTGGCGGTGGTGCAGGGCTCGTTAGATCGCCGATCGGTAGTGCTGTTTTTGTGAATGGAGCAGTCGGTTCTTCAGTTGACAACGTGACTATTCGGAATGTGACGTTCACAAATTTTCCGAGCGGCCCTGTTTGCACGTTTTATGCGGCTAATCTTCTCGTTGATGGCTGTCTGGCGCTCAACTCACAGACCGCTGTGGCGACGAAACCGAATGCGGTGTTTAATATTCAAAGTTCGAACCATGTTCGACTGGTGAATAGTCACGCGCAAAATTATAACGTGAAGGTGTTTTATTTCGGAAATTGTTATAATGGATTGATGCAAGGCTGCGCCTGCACGTCTGCGAGTATTGCTTGGCCGGGATTTTCCGCATCGCACTATATCTCTGGTGGATTTTCCCATGTCATTTCGGGATGTCAGAGTGAATATTCGTTTGGCGTGAAATTAACGCAGACGAGCGATGTCGCTGTAGTTGGATATACCAGCCTTAATCCGGCATACGGTGGAATGATTATTCAGTCTTCAACCGATATTGAGATTAGTAATTGTTTGTTTAGACTCACGCCGACTGGCGGCGCGGATACGCCGTATGGGATTGGATTTGTTGCGCCGCAGACTGAAAGCGATGTTCGCCGCGTTACCGTATCCAACTGCAATATCATATATGCCTCGCCGGGAACGTCGATAAATAATTCCGGTTTCCTTTTCCAGTTGGTTAACGACTCGGCACCGCCGGTAGGATTGACGGTAAATATCGACGATATTCAGATTAATAACTGCACCGTCACGTCGCCGTATGTCGGAGTAAAGATGGACCCGTTTACTGGAACCTGGACAAGTGGCACGATTTCGAGAGTGAAGATTAATAATTGTTCGATTTATAATCCTGTGCTGTATGGCATTTTGTCGTATTGTGCGAGCTTGGAAGTAAGCGGCTGTCTGATGCAGGGTATGGGTGCGGGAGTTACGCAGCCATTGGCGGCCCTTTATACCCAACCGAATGATACGCTCGCGTATTTGCGGGTTGTGAATAACATAACCCGTGCGGTGGATGCGGCTACAGTTCATTGGGATATTGCACAAGGTGGCAGCGCGAATAACGGTAAATTTGCTACGATAGAGTTTAGCAACAACCACGCAGATTATGGCACATATTGTATGCGCTATGATGGAGGTCTTGCGGGATCGACTTTGAACACGTTTGTTGTTCAGAATAATATCGGCAGTTTCCAAAGCGCGGCTGATGCGATTTCTATGACGATGATCCCGGCCCCTGGTAACACATTTTCCGTCTGCCTACAGGGCAATTCGCTCGTTGATTCAGCGGCAAGGCGGAATTTGAAAGTTATTAATTCTGCCGCGATCACCAATATTGTTGATGGCGGTGCGACTGGTAATAACGTCAACACCGGCCAGCCGGTTTATGTCCCGTAATTTGGAGAAAACAATGCCAATGCACCCAGATCATTCGACGCCCGATCTTGTTGGGGCATTGTTTACGACGACAAATGAAAAGGTAGGAGGGGTTGTTGCGGGGGCGGCGATAACGTCACCGATGTGGTTGCAACAGATAAAGCCGTATTCAGATGTCGCGGCGATTTTCGTCCCGATTTTGGGTTGCATTTATCTGACGTTGCAGATTACGTTTAAGTTGTGGGATCGGACAAGAAAGGAAGACTGATATGAAAAAGTGTTGTGACCATAAACGCCCGGATCGTGAAAGTCATGTTATGGGCATGAAGCATGACATGGGTAAACTGATGTCTGCGAAGGCGAACAAAGGCGGTATCGCCCCGAATACGCAGCAGAAAGAATTGAAAAGTCTGAAGTCCAGCAAGCAGCCGGGAGGTAATTGATTTGGCGAAGGGCAAAATGACGATGGCTGAGTGGGAACGCTCGCCGATGGACAAGAAAAAGGACGCAGCGCTCAAGAAAAAGGGCGTGAAAGAAGGCTCTGCCAAGGACAAGGCGATGGACAAAAAGGGCCTTGCTGCTTACAATGCCAAGGTCGGCAAGAAGAAATAAGCCCACTACGGATTGCGTATAAGATGGACTTAACCGCACAAAATGCAAAAGTGATTGAGTGGCCGGAAAAGCTGCAATGCTTGTTCTGGCCGCAGGTCAATGGTTTGCCTGTGCGTTATCGAGTTTTATATGGCGGTCGTGGTGGCGCGAAGTCATGGGGAATTGCGAGGGCACTGGTGCTGCTTGCGGCAAAAAAGACCCTTCGCATTCTCTGTGCTCGTGAATTACAAAACTCAATTCGTGACTCGGTGCACAGAGTTTTAAGTGACCAGATTGATCTTTTAGGACTGCAAGGTTTTTATCAGATCGAGCAGGCAAGAATTTATTGCCCGTCTACAGGCTCGGAATTTTCTTTCGAGGGCATTCGAAACAATGTCACGAAGATTAAGTCATATGAAGGTGTGGACATTTGCTGGGTGGAAGAAGCGAATAAAGTCACGAAGACCTCGTGGGACGTGCTTATTCCGACGATCCGTAAGGAAGGTTCTGAAATCTGGGCTTCGTTTAACCCGGAGCTTGAGAGCGATGATACGTATGTGAGATTTGTGCTGCAGCCGCCGAAGAACGCGATTGTGCAGAAGATTTCATGGCGCGATAATCCGTGGTTTCCGCAGGTTTTGAAGCAGGAAATGCTCGATCTTAAAGTCCGCGACCGCGATGCGTATTTGCATGTGTGGGAAGGGGAGTGCCGAAAAAGTCTGGAAGGAGCGGTTTATGCGGACGAACTTCGTGACTGCGCTGAAGAAGGTCGTATCACACACGTTCCTCACCATTCTAGCTCTGCTGTTAATTTGTATTTCGATCTTGGCCGGTCAGACAGCACGGCAATTATCTTCGAGCAATACGTCGGAATGCAACGACGAGTCGTGGACTTTTACGAGAATCGACTCAAAGGGCTAGATCATTACATTCATGTGCTGCGCACACGCAGGGGCTCCACGGGCGAACTTTATGACTATGGTATCTGCTGGTTGCCGCATGACGCTCGGGCCAAGACATTAGGTTCGAAGAAGTCGATAGAAGAGCAGATGCGTGATGCGGGTTTTCAGGTTCGGATCGTGCCGAGGTTGAGCAAGTTCGACGGGATTATTGCGGCGAGAAGCATTTTCCCGACATGCTGGTTTGATGCCGCAAAATGTGAGAAGGGGCTTTTACACGCTCTTCGGCATTATCATTACGAAGAAAACCCCGTGACTGAGACGTTCAGCGCGGAACCTGTGCATGATTGGTCGTCTCATGCTGCTGACGCTTTTCGATACATGGCTATTGCCTCGAACGAAGGCGGATCGGATGGGCGCAGTCGTAAGGTGGCGGGGGCGCTAAAGCGTCAAAGCGGGTTAATGGGTAAGCTGCAGAATTTGGGCGAAAGCCTGGGATGGATGGGATAAATGGCACGGCAAGCAGTTGACAGCGATAAATTCCAGAAAGTCCTGAAACGTGCGCAAGAGCGTTTTAAGCGTTGCGAAGGCTGGGAAAGCTACGCCCGCAGATTGTTCATGGATGACATTCGTTTTGCGAATGCGGACGCTGACAATAAATATCAGTGGCCGACGCGCATGTGGAATGATCGGCAGCGCGATGAGCGTCCTGCCTTAACGATCAACAAGACCCGTCAGCATAATCTGAACATCATTAACGATGCGAAGATGAATAAGCCGGGAATTAAGTATCGTGCTGCTGGTAATGGTGCGACAGCGGAAAGTGCTCGAATTTGGGACGGAATCGCGAGACACATTGAGTATCAGTCAAATGCCCCGGCGCACTACGATTACGCCACGCGCTTTCAGGTCGAAGCTGGCATCGGCTATCTGCGTGTCAACACGGACTACGTGGACGAGAACTCGTTCGATCAGGAAATTTATATCACGAGTATCGCAGACCCGCTGACGGTTTATATTGACCCGGACGCGAAGGCTCCGGCGAAAGAAGATGCGCGCTTTGCGTTTATCTTCGAAGACATGCCGAAAGATTTGTTCGACCAGAAATATCCGCAGTATAAGCAGTTTGCTGGGCAGGAAGTTCTTGTTGGCGAAAAAGGCTGGTATGACGAGGACCATGTTCGCGTTGCGGAATATTTTGAAGCGGAAGACGTGAACGATGAACTGCTGATGTTCGATGGTCCGAATGGTCAGCCAATGACGCTTATGGCCTCGGACTTGCGGAAGGTCGATCCGAAAAGTAAAATTTTTGATGATCCCCAGACCCGTAAACGTGACGTGACTCGCCGTGTGATCCATTACCACTTTATTGTTGGTAATCATGTGGTGCAGGAAGAAGAAAAGGTTTGGATTGGCAAGACCATTCCGATTATTCCAGTTGTTGGTGAGGAAACGATTATTGAGGGAAGGCTGGACCGTAAAGGTCACACCCGTGCGTTAAAAGACCCTCAGCGTATGTATAACTATTGGGCGTCTGCTGCAGTAGAATACGGAGCCTTGCAGTCCAAAACTCCATGGATCGTTGGAGTGGAAAGCGTAGAAGGCTTTGAGGAATACTGGGCTACGGCGAATCGCCAAAATCATGCGTATCTGCCTTATAAGTCTGTTGGAGATGATGGTAAGCCTTTGCCTCCACCTTCTCGTATTGAACCACCTGTGCCGTCGCCGGTCGCGCTAAAAGGCATGGAAGTGGCGAATGTTGAAATGCAGATGGTTTCCGGGCAATACGAAAACCAACTGGGTATGCAGGGAAATGAACGCACGGGGAAAGCCATAGCCGAAAGGCAACGGCAGGGAGATCGTGCGACTTATCATTTTATCGACCATCTGGCGATTGCTATTCGGCAGGTTGGTAAGATCATTCTTGATCTCGTGCCGAAAGTTTACGACACCAACCGTGTTGTGATGATTTTGGCTGAGAACAATGAGAGTCTGGAAGTCAAGCTCGATCCGCAGTTGCAGCAAGCGCATATGCTGGAATTGAATGAGAATAATGAAGTGATCGGGCGGGTGCTGAACCCGGCGGTCGGAAGTTATGAAGTGCTGGCTGATGTGGGTCCGGGCTATGCGACGAGACGTGAGGAAGCGTTTAATGCGCTGACTCTGATCCTGACGCAGAACCCTGCGCTGACGAGCGTTATTGGCGACATCATGTTCCGCGCTGGCGACTTCCCGATGGCGGAAGAAGCGGCAGAGCGTCTGAAGCGCATGGTTCCCCCGCAGGCGCTCGGTCAAGGCCCGTCGCAAAACGAGCAGATGCTTGCCGCACAACTTCAGCAGATGCAGCAGGCCCTTCAAGCCTCTATGGATGAGTTGGCGAAGGAAAAAGGCAAATCCCAGGCGAGACTCGAAAAAAGAGAGGTCGAGGTTTACGACGCGATCACTAAACGTCTGGACATTCTACTCAAGAATGTGGGAATGTCGCCGCAGCAGAACGCGCAAATTACCGATCAGGCTGTGCAGGAAAGCACCGAAGTCCCGATCAGCGATACCTACGAAGGGCACGAAGATCAGATGCCGGGACGGCAGATGGCGTTGCCGCTTGAGGATCACGAAATGCCAGAAGGCGCGTTTCGTGGAGAAGATGGACATGCTTATGCGCCACACCCGGAAATGCCCGGAATGATGGCCCGCGTTACGAAGGAGAGTTGAGATGGCTTACTGGGATGAAGTGCTCGGCAATGTGCCGGAAGGTTTAATGGGTTCCGCGCAGGGCATGTATGATGTAGCCACAAATCCTCTCCAGGCTGCGCAGGGTGTTGGTTATTATGCAATGCACCCGCAAGAGGCAGCAGCTCGTGCTTATGGGCATTATGCCAGACGTTATAAAAATTTGCCGACTGCGATGGAAACATTTCGGCAGAATCCTGTAAGTGTTGCGGAGGACCTTTTGCCTCTGGCGGCGCTGAGAGGACTTGCAAAAAAAGGTGCAAAAGCTGGGGCCAAAAAAGGAGCGCAGGAAGCGGCTCGCCGTGAAATTGCAGGGCCTGCGGCTATCGAAGGGGAAGTGCTTCCCCCTAGACCGCAAATTGGCTATATGCCCCCGGAGCCTGTTCCGGCTGCGCCGTATTATCGCAATGTCCCGCCGGAAATGGGCACGTCGATGCGTCCGATGACGCCGTTCCAGCAGAACCAAGTCGGCCTTTCGACTGGGCGGTTTGGTATGCAGGGTTATGCGCCGGAAATGGCTGTCACGGACTTTGAGTCGTATGCTCCGGGTGGCATGGGCCGCACGACTACTGGTCCGACGCCGATGAACAAGTTCGATCAGAACATGATGGACGCTTATCGCCGTGGTCGAATGAGCACAGGTGCTTCACGCGGAATGTATGGCGAATACACTCCGGAGGAAATGGGCTCCGCAGTTGCGCCGTATCGGCAGGGTGGACTGGTTTATGAGCCTGTCGGCCCGCAGGGTGCAGCTCCTCGTCAGATTGGCGGTCCGCAGGGTGCGCCGCGTTTGGGCTATGAGCGAGGCCCGATTGAGGGTGAATGGTCGGAAGTCTATGGCATCGGTGGCCCGCAGGGTCGTCCGGGTTATGGCGGCGAAACGTCGATGGGTTCTCGCATGGCTGCGGGGGCATATCCCTATGTCTCAAATGCTGGACGCGGAGGGCTGCCGTGGGGCACGATGGCCGGAATTGGTGCCGCTGGTGCAGCTTTTCCAATGGCGATGGATTATTTTTCGAATAATCCATTGCAGCCTACAAATGCGCCGGAAGCTGCAGCTCTGCATCCGACTTTCCATGGTCAGATGGGGCCAGTGGAATTGCCGAGCGAACGCCGAGTTGCGCAACTTCCGCCTTTAGATATTTATTCACGTCGAGGGGGCGCTGCTGCGGCTCCTTCCGCACCGACAGGTAAATCACAAAAAGGAGCAAGAGGTGCTGGACAGAAGGGTGCACCGTTGCCGCCAACTCGCCCGGAAGAATATAATGCAGGTCAGTTTGAACCTAACCTGAATTACCAGTTTACTGCTGCGCTTGATGCGTTATTTGGACAGCGAGAAGCCAAACGTGGCCGCAACACTCAAGAATATTACGCCACAAACCCGTGGCCGTATTAACAGAAGGGGGAACTTCCCCCTTCACACTATAGGAGCCAAGAATGTCAAGAGAGCCGTTGATTAGGTTGCCGGGAAAAGGCGCACATGCCCATAAACTGGTGGCGAAAACTGCGATGGAAATGGCGCAGGAAGTCTATGAAAAGAATGCTGGACGCTCAAACGATTTTTATGAAAAGTATCCAGATCGTGAAGCGTATGTTTCAAGTTGCTGGGCGCTTTATCTTGATGCTGCTAGGACCACTTTGACGCAGTTATTGACTACGAACATGGATGACAACTTGAAGCAAGAGATATATGATGCCTTGGTGAAAGACGCTACGTTGCGTCGAGGACGTGAGGGCGTCCTTCAAATGAAACACGGTGCAGGAGCCTAACATGAAAACTTTGATGCTGAATTTTTGGGAAGGCGCGATGCGCCAAAGTGACGGAGAGCAGGGCGCGGCACCGCCAGAGGCACCAGCCGCTGTCGAGGCTCCCGTTGTGGCCGATGCTGGTCAAGAAACGGTAGCAGATAGCGTTCCCCACGATGCTGCTCCCGATGAAAGCTCTGCGAAACCCCCGCAGGGCCTGCTTGACCGCATCGGCCAGCTTACTCGCCAAAAGCGTGAACTTGAAGAACGACTGCAGCAGGTTCAATACTATCAGCAGCCGCAGGCTTATGAACAGCCGCAGGATGCTGGTTACGATCCTCGCACCGTGCAGTTGGAAATTCACCGGCAGGCCCAGGAACTCGCCAAACATCAGGCTTGGAAAGATACGACTGACAAGATTTGGAATGAGGGCCTGAACAAGTTTGGCGATTGGGCTCCGCAGCTTAACAACATGGCTCAGATTTTAGGTGGTATTCCGACCACGCTGACAGAAGCTGCGATTGAAACTGGAAATCCGCAGGACGTGCTTTATCATCTGGCAAAGAACCCTGATGAAGCAGCGCGGATTGCGATGCTTCCGCCGACAAGGCAGGCGGTGGCGGTCGCAAAATTAGCGAGTGGATTGAACGCACCGAAACGTGTTTCGTCTGCTCCTCCGCCCATTACTCCGAAAGTGCAGGGTATTGGGTCTGCTCCGGCGACCCTTGACGATCCCAACATTTCTATGGAAGAATGGGCAAGATTACGCAACGAGGCAACTCGTCGCAGAAGGTAGGCGGGATCACCTTACGATCCCCCCTCTCTGGCCGCAGGGTAAGTGGTCTGGGCTGGCCCGACAAAGTGACGGACGCGGGCACCGTCGAAACGCAGAGGACTCCCTCCTGCTTTTGGCTTTTGAACAGCGCGTCCGCGCACTTACTAGGAGGGCCGTAGGCCATGTCGAATACAATTCTTACAATTAACATGATTACCCGTGAGGCCGTTCGCCTCTGGGTCAATACCAACTCGTTCCTGCAGCATATCGACACGCAGTATGACGATCAGTTCGCCATTACCGGCGCGAAGATCGGCCAGAGCCTGCGTATCCGCCTGCCGAACGACTACACCGTTCGCACGGGTCCGGTCGCGCAGATTCAGGATACGGCGGAAACCAGCACCACGCTGACGCTCGCCACCCAGAAGGGCGTTGACGTGTCGTTCAACTCTGCCGAGCGCACGATGTCCTTGGACGATTACTCCAAGCGCATTCTTGCTCCGGCGGTGAACAATCTGGTCGGCGCGGTTGCGGCGGACGTTATGTCTGGCGTTGAAGGCGGCGTTTCGAACCTTGTTGGCAACTTTGACGCTGCTGGCAATCTGCTGCGTCCGACGCTCGACACTTGGCTGCAGGCTAAGGCGCTGTTGTCCTTGCGTTCGGCCCCCACGGATAACCGCAAGTTCATTCTTGATCCGGTTTCCATGGCCCGCACGGTGCAGAACCTGTCCGGTCTTCTCAATCCTGCGACGGAAATCTCCGAGCAGTATCGCAAGGGTGAAGTTTATAACGCGATTGGCTTCGACTGGTTCGAAGATCAGACCGTTATTAAGCACACGACTGGCACGTATGTCGCTGGTGTTTCTCCGACCGTCAACGGTGCGAACCAGACGGGCACGAGCATCAACATCACGATTGGCGCTTCGTCGTTCACCGTTGGCGACATCATCACCTTTGCTGGCGTGAACGCGGTCAACCGCATCACCAAGGTTTCGACGGGTGAACTGCAGCAGTTCGTTGTGACGAGCTACGCTGGCGGTGTGCTGGGTATCTATCCGGCTATCGTTCCGCCGTCCGGTGGTAATCCGGTTCAGTATCAGACGGTTACTGCTTCGCCTGCGAACGGCGCGCAGATCAACAGCCTGACGCTGACGGGCACGGTTTATCGCAAGAACCTTGCGTTTATTCCCGATGCCGTCACGATGGCGACCGCCGATCTGGAAATGCCGAAGAACATGCAGGAAGTCGCTCGTGAGCGTATGGACGGCGTGTCTCTCCGTATGGTCACTGGCTTCGACATTAAGTCGGATCAGTTCATCACCCGTCTGGACGTTCTTTACGGTTATCTCTGGGTTCGCCCGGAGTGGGCCGTGGTTGTCGCGGACATCATCTAATCGCAAAAAGCTGGGGGCTTCGGCCCCCGGCATCTTTAAGGAGCATGGAAATGGCTAAAACAAGACAGCAGTATCTCGGTGTTTACGAGAATATGGATTTCCCTGATTATAAGTTTGAGGAATATCCGAAAGTTGTTGGTTATCGGGACGAGAAAAAGACGATCCCGATTATTGTTGGGAACGCGAAAGAGGAAGTGGAATTTATCACCACTGGTTCTCCGGGCGCGCATATTTCCCGAGAAGATGAACTTCAGGCTGAACTTGATCGTAAGGCTATGGAGTTGGAAGTTGCGAAAAAGCAACTTGCGGAACTCAAGGCAGGACAGGAAAAGGCGAAAGCATCTTTGCCGCTCCCTGCTGGTAAAAAAGAAGGTTAAGAAGTTTGGTGGTTTGAAATATAACCACCAACTTTTTGTATAAGGCGAGACGATGGGATCGAAAGTTTCAAGACAACAGTTTCTTGCGGCAGCGGCTGCAAACGGAAACGCTGAGACTTTCTTTCAAGCCGTGTCTGCGGATAAAGCCAATCCGAATTGGATACAATACAATTCTGCGGTTTGCATCAGCAACACGGACTCTCTTGCAAGTCTGTATCAAGTTCTATTCGGACTTGATGACATGAACATGATAGAATTTTTCCAGCAAGCTGCGAAGTTGCCTGGTGGAAATAAAAGCTGCAATTAAAGGATTGGTGAAATGGTCGCTCCGACGCAGATCAGTTTAGGCATAGATCAGGCCACGCAGCAGATTTATCTGAATACTGCGGGGGTTTGGAACCCTATTGAACTGCCTGTTGGCGTTGCGCTGTTTGCCGATCTAGCTGCTTTGCCCCCAGTGTCGGGTGAAGTCGTGACTGTGGCAGGATATAATGTTGTCGGTGATGGCGGAGGCGGGCAATTTTATGGCGTGACGGGAGCGCCTGCTGGCACTTATGTCGATAATGGCGGCACAATCATTTTACCGACTGGTGGTGATGGATCGGCAGCATGGTTGCGAGTGTATGACGGTAATTTGAATGTTAAGTGGTTTGGAGCAGTTGGTGATGGAGTTGCCGATGATGCAGCTGCCATTCAACTTGCTGTAGATGCGTTGCCTACTGACGGGACATTAGAATTTCCGCAAGGAACTTATGTCCTAACTTCTTCTAGCACTACAACGTCTGCGGTTGTGTTTGCGGGAAAATCAGGAATTACGCTTCTAGGTTACGGAGCGACTATCAAAGGAACTGCGACTCGAGTTAAGTCGTATTTTGATTTTTCGTCCACCAGCGGTGTGAAAATTTTTGGTTTCAACTTTGATATGATGTTTGGAACTTTGGCGCAGTATTTTGGCGCTGATTATCCGACAAATTACAATGTTGCGGTTTATACTGCTACATCTGCGACAAACATTGAAGTGTATTACTGCTCTTTTGAAAATCTTTATACAAATGCGGTGTATTGTTATAGTGCTGCTGGATCGCTGATTGTCGATCATTGCCAGTTTACGTCACCTGCACAAGATCAGGGATATAACTGTCAGCACATTCAAGCGGTGACGTGGCAGAATATAAATGTCACTAACAGCACTTTCTTGAACACCCCGTTTCCGACTGCATCTGTCGGGGTGCCATCTATCTTGTTAGCAGCTATCACTGGCGAAGTGTTGGTTGCGGATAACAATATAGATCACTCTGGTCGTGATAATACTTTTAGTCATCGACTTGGAGCTATCGACTTTTATCAGAGTGTGCCGAAATTCACCGTTCGTAATAATGTTGTTACGAATTGCGCTGAATCCATCATGCGAATTGACTCAGTGAAAGAAGGTCGTATTGACGGCAATTATTTCACAATCGCTGGAAATGCTACGCTTAGTTATAACGGCATTTACTTGCAAGGTTATTATGCAGGTTCTTGCGAAAATATTGTCATTTGTAACAATGTGCTCGAAGACCCCTTTAATCGCCTTGGGGTTGGAATTTCTGTGCTTGCTTATAACTGGCAGCAACCTTCGAAAAATATCGAAATTTATTCGAATGTGATTAGCGGAGTTGATACTGCCTTTTTGGTGTATAATGCTTTCCAGAATATTGCATTCCGAAATAATAATGTGTTCGGGTTCAACAGTCGTATTACTGTTGGAATGACTTATACGCCTCCAGATACTGTATATGGGGTTGGTAATGAAGCCACGGGAGCCATGGAAAATCTCGTAATCGAAGGAAACTCTGTGAATGGGGCTGCTTCGATAAACGTAAATCAAGTTGGTTTTCAGGGATATGCTTCTACGCCATATTCGCAGACTGGCGCTGTTGCCGTCACGATTGACGCACCGTATCAGACTTTTGTGGTTGGCAGTTCTGTGGCTCTTAGATTTTTCAAAACAAGCGGCCCTGATCCGGTGCCGGTGAGTGGCACATATGTGGTGGCAAGCATGATTGATGCCGGTTTGGCAACTGCCGCTTTTACTGTTACATCTGGATTGGCTGGGACTTCTGCGGGTGTTGTGGATGTTGGTTTTCGTGGAACTATAAATGATATATCTGTTAAAAATAACAGAATTATCGGAACAGGTTTAGTAGGATCAATAGGTGTGTATATTGACGGGCTGGGGCCAACTGTAACCGCATTCGCATATCTTGAAGGCAACAAAACTATCAATCTTTATACTCATTATTTTGTGCGAAATACTTATCGCACAGATTTATTCCACAATGCAGCTGGCGGTTCCTTCACTAATTATTTTTATGATGGTGGCGGAAATAATTATGTGCAACGAAGATTTAATTCTGTTTCGCAGGAAAGACGGCAGGGCACAGCAGTTCTTGTTGCAGGCACTTGCACTGTTATAACTGCTGAAATTTTAGCGGGCGATACGGTGATTGTTTCCAGAGGCACGGCTGGCGGCGTGTTAGGCAACTTGTCGGTTAGCAATATTGTGGCTGGAACTTCTTTCGACATTGATTCCAGCAGCGCCACAGATACTTCGACTGTTTTTTGGGAAATTGTGCATTAAGCGCAGGGGTAAAACATGGCAGTAACAGTTTCACGTCAGCAATTTTTCGAGGCTGTTGCTCAACAGGCGAGCCTTGAAATTTTGTTTCAAGCGGTTTCGGCGGATAAAGCTGACCCGTCGTGGGTGCAGTTTAACGCTGCGACTTGCGTTGCAGAAACAGATGCTTTGGCGTTGCTGGCGCAGACGACTTTTGGATGGACGGCTGCGCAGCTTACCGCTTGCTTTGCCTTGGCTGAAACTCTGCCGGGATCGACAAGTTGCTGTGGCGCGACTGTCCCTACGCCTTTTTCGTCTTACACAGCTTTGGACATTATCAATCTGGCGTATAAAGACGCTGGTGTGCTCGGCGTTGGTCAGACGCTTTTGGCTGAAGACGTGAACGACGCGCTTATCCGCCTCAACATGATGATCGCACAGTGGCGTATGAAACGCTGGCTGATCTGGCATCTTGTCGATAAAAGCGTGGTGAGCACGGGAGCGCAGAGTTACACTGTCGGTCCTGGCTGCGATATTGATGTGTCGGTTCGCCCGGATAAACTTGAAACTGCGTATTTCCGCATGTTGGCGGGCTCGAACAATTCACAAAACGTGGATTACCCGCTTCAAATTTTGTTCTCATACGAGGACTACGCGAGGATCACGCTGAAAAGTCTGGTGTCGTTTTCGCAATGTATCTTTTATGACTCCGCGTGGCCGGTTGGGCGCATTTATCCTTGGCCGCTTCCGCAGGCAAACCTTTACGAAGTCCATATCGTGCTCAAAGACGTGTTGAGCATGTTTGATAATTTGACTTCGTTGTATGTGTTTCCGCCGGAATATCTCGCTGCGATCCATTACAATCTTGTGATACGGACGCGCGCCGCTTATCGCCTGCCGCCTGACCAAACGTATGAAGGGTTAGCTGCAGATGCGCTCCAAACAATTCGGTCTGCGAATGCGCAGATACCGAGCCTTGTGATGCCGGATAACTTGGTCCGTCCGGGCGTCTATAATATTTACTCGGACCAGACGAGGTAATATCATGGCTATCCCGAATCGTTTTCAGTCTGGTTTTCGTCTTGAAGATGGTGATGCGATTAACAAAGCGTTGGCTACTCCGCAGTGGCAGACGAATTATGGTATCACTGCTTTGGCTGGCGGTGCGCGTAATTCTTCTACACCTGTTCTGGTGCTCGGTGCGAATACGGTTACGACTGTTGCGACGGCGGCTGACAGCGTTGTTCTTCCGGTAGCGGTTGCAGGCAGCGTTGTGTGGCTTCGTAACGCTGACGCTGCGGACGCTGTGCAGGTGTTTGCCAATGGTTCGGACACGATCAACGGCACGGCGGGCGCGACTGGTATCAGCGTTGCGAATAGCAAAACTGTGCTGTTTGTCGCCGCTACGAACAACGTGTGGTTCTCGCTGCTTACCGCGTAAGGGTTTAAGATGCCTCAGATTCAGTTAGTTCAAGGTGCGTATGAAGCGCGAAGCGTTATCGCTAACGCCCAGCGTTGCATAAACTTATACCCGGAACTAAACACGAAGGACGCTGAGGTTCCTTATACGCATTACTGCACTCCAGGGCTGGTGACGCTTACGCAAGGAAATGTTGCGGAAGTGCGCCAGCTCTATACAGCAAGCAATGGTTTGCTTTTTGCGGTCATCGGTGACACTGTTTATTATGTGCCGGATAGTTTTGTGTTGCAGCCTTTGGGCAACATCGCTACGCAGTCTGGCCAAGTCAGCATGTATGATAATAAGATCACGCTGATTGTTCTGGATGGTTCGCTTTTTGGCTGGAGTGTGGATTTGGGCACTCTGGCATTTGCGCCGTTTAGCCCTGCGGAATTTCTAGGCGGAAATCAAATCCGCTACATCGACACGTTCCTTGTGTCGAGCACACAGAATGGTAACATTCAGTCGAGCAACTCTGGGTTGGAAACTTATCCGGCCCTTGGCTACGCCACGATCTCTGGCGATGCGGACCAGTTGCAAATTATTGACGTGGTGCATAAAGAAATCTGGGCTTTCGGTCGGCGGACTACGGAAGTCTGGAGTAATGTCGGGACTTACCCATTTCCTTTTGCTCCGATCCCCGGTGTGTTTTTGCAGCATGGAATTGCTGCGCAACGGTCGCTGGCGAAATGGGGCCTGAATATTTTCTTCTTGTCGCAGGATAATAACGGCGAAGCGTTGGTGATGATGGGCACAGCTTACAAGGCTGACATCATCTCGACTCCTGCGATCAGCGATGCCATCGGTGGATACGAAACGATCAGTGATGCGATCGGTTTCACGTATCAGCAAGGGTCGCACATTTTCTATGTGCTGACTTTCCCCTCTGCCGATCATACTTGGGTTTACGATTTGTCCACGCAGCTTTGGCATGAGCGGGCCTGGCTCGACAACAACGGGGCGTTGCATCGTCACCGGGCGAACTGCGTTGCGTTTGCTTACGGCAAAACGATCTGCGGCGATTGGCAAAACGGAAAACTCTACAACTGGGACCTGCACACCTATACAGACGACGGCGCGGCGATTTTGAAGTTGCGGTCTTTCCCGCACATTGTCAGCAGTCTGGATCGTATTAGCTATCGACAATTCATGGCCGATATTGAAGTCGGCACGGAGCCGATCCCCGGCATCAATCCGCAATTAACGCTGCGTTGGAGCGATGATCGTGGAGTGACGTTTGGAAATGGTGTGCATCAGTCTTTGGGCAAAGGCGGTCAATACAAGGCAATCCCATCTTGGAACAGATTAGGGTTCGCCCGTGACCGCGTATTTGAATTATCATGGACTGCCGCTTGCGCCTCGGCGTTAAATGGTGCATTCATTGATGTTGAGAAGATGGAGACGTAAATGCTACGTGCTCTCGTCCCTAACTCTTTGAAAAACTTAATTCAGCCGGACGGATCAATTTCGCGCCAGTTGCAGTTGCTTCTTTCCGCACTTGTTCAAAACACTGTGCCGACGACGCAAGATGCAACCACTGGAGCGCCCTTGGCGGGGGCGGTATTGCTGCCCGACGCCGCGCTTATTCCGAATGGCTGGACACAGATCGACACAATCGTGATAGGTGCTAACACCTACAAAGTAATCACGCTGGTTTAGGAGAGTATTATGGACCCTTTGACTATGGGACTTTTGTATGGAGGGGGATCGTTACTCTCCGGTGTTGGCGGAATGTTGGGCTCGCAGACGCAGGCTAATGCAGCGCGATCTGCCGGTCAGATGGGATGGCTCGGCTCGGTTCTAGCAGCAAATGCTGCGGAAACTGGTTATGGCCGTGCAAAAGAAGCACTTTCTCCATATGCGATTGCCGGTTCTAAGTCCCTTGGCATCCTTACCGATGCTTTAACTGGCACAGGCGCGTTAAAAGCTGGTATCGGTGGTGGCGGCAACACTTTAATGTCCACCTTTGCTCCGACTCAGCAGCAGTTGGAAGGAACTCCGGGTTATCAGTGGGCTCGGGAACAGGCGCTTGGCGGTATGGCGAATACTGGCGCAGCGCGTGGGATGGGGCTTTCCGGTAATGTCATTCAGGACATTGGAAAAACTGCCACGGGTCTAGCATCTCAGACTTTTCAGCAGCAGCTTCAAAATTACATGCTGCAAAATCAGCAAGCCTTTAACATGCTGTTTGATCCGGCAAAAATGGGCCTGGGCGCTGCTGGTAGTATTGCAAATGCCGCGACAGGAGCGGCTGGACAAATTGGTAGTGCAGCTATGGGTGCAGGCAATGCACTGGGTCAAAGCATTTATAATGCTGGCACATCGCTTGGTGCAGGAACAAATGCTCTCTTTGGCGCGGCGGGATCGGCAATGCAGGTGCCTTATTTGGCATCTCTTTATTCAAAGCGTAATGATCCCTCTCCTGCTGCCAGCAGCAGTTCCACATTTACACAAATGCTGCCTGACTTTTTGCGATATGGTTTCGGGAGTAGCGGTAATTTACCGTCAAATGTAGTAGGCGGCCTGGGTGATCGCCCAATCCCGACTTACTACTAAGAAGGTTTGGAGAATAAGATGGCTGACGGAATTACTTACGCGGCTCCGGTCGCCGGACAAAACACGCAGAACCCGCTTCAAAATATGCAGCAGATGCAGGCTATGGGCCTTCGCGCTGCGGAGATGGAACGGACGCAACAGGCGACTGAACAGCAGGCGATGTCGTTTGCTGGCAAGCAGGCGCTTGGTGCGATCATGCAGAAGCATTTCAATCCTGAAAATGGCGAGTTCGATCACGTCGGGGCTTTTGGTGATTTAGCCTCCCACAAAGAACTTGCGCCAGTTTTAGCTGAATACATGCCCACATTGTTACAAATGCCGGGTGTGCAGGCTGACTCTTTGGATAAACAATTAAATCATCAACTGCATCTTACTGAAGCAAACTCCAGATTAAGTGCAGATGCGTTTAATAAATTGCAGGTTGGCGGGGCAGACCCGTCCGCTATTGCAACTGATCTTGTCGCACAGCAAGCACGAATTGGATATATTGACCGCAAGCAGTTGCCTGCATATACAGCGCAATTAGTTGATCTTGCAAAAAAGAATCCAAAAGCCTTTCAACAGCAATTATATTCTTCTGCGCAATTCGGAAAAGAAGCGCAAGAATCGCTGCAGCGCACTAAATCTGATCTTGGGTATCTGAGAGAAGAAGTTGATACATATGGGCAGGACCCAAATGATTTTGCAACTTACGGTAAAAAAATAACGATGCCTCGTTTTATGGCTGGCACTGTATCTCCTATTTTGCAGAATGTGTTAGGAGAACAACAGATGCCAGCCCAACAGGATGCTACGCTCGGTGGGTCGGCTCCTCCTACCGGCGGTGTAGCTAGGCAGGGAGAGTCACCCTCGGCTCTCCCTGCCGGTCGTCTTGCTGAAGCTCCTACGAGTTTTACGCGCGAACAAGAAGCGCAAAAACCTGAAAGTGCTTGGGGGAAAATGCGAGAAAGCATCGGTGAGGAGGCTGATGGCGCTGCGGCATCACAGCAAGCCATTACAGAAACACGCTCGTTGATTAATGATCTACAAAATCTCGGTAAAACCGGCACAGGGCCAACTGCGAAAATACGAGCACAGGCTGTTAAGTTGTTAAATGAGACTCAAGGGCTGTTGGACAATTTGCCAGAAAAATCGCCTTTGAAAAAATTGGCAATTCCTTTCTTCGAATCTGCCAGTAAAGCTGTAGCGGGGTCGGATGATCCAAGCAAATGGGTTGGAGCGGCGGAAGCTCTAGAAAAACTTGGAGCTATTACCGCTATTGGCGGTTTGCGCCGAGCCGTTGGGTCTGGAAATAAAGTCACTCAACAAGAAGTGATGAAATTTATTGATATTTTCCCTGGGCTCACATCTTCTCCGGGAGGTGTGAAACGAATGCTCGATTATATGGAAAAGGTGAATAAATCTGTGCTAGAACGTCAGAAATTTTTCAACTTTTTCGAACGAGAAAACAGGGGACACCGCACTAAAGGTTTTAATCCAAGTGTGTTTGATGAAGAATGGAATGAAATTCTTCGCAAAAGCGGCGCAATAAAGTTTGAGCAGCAAGGAGAATAGTCATGGTCGATCTTGAAAATACATGGCTAGAAATGTATGGAAAAGGGGGTCAAAAAGCTGCTCCCCCGGCAAGTGGCGCACCTGCGGAGACGCCCGTTGCTCCGATGAGTGATACAGAACGCACTTGGCATGAAATGTATGGCAAGTCTGTTCCGGCGCAATCAGCAACTACTGCTCCGCCTCCTCCTACTTCCACACCTATGGAAGCAAGAGCGATTGAGGCGTCAAAGCAAGGCAAAAAACACTGGAATGTGAATGAAGCCTATAGGGGCAGCGAAGATCCGGCACGAGCGCAATACAATAGCTTAATTCAACTCGGCGCTTCACCCAAAGAAGCGTTGTTTTTGACCGGCGCCGCAGCTTCTGAAAGCAATTTTGATCCAACTGCCGTGCACGATCAAGGCACTGGTTACGGCCTTTACGGACACAGACTTGATCGTTTAACTGCTATGCGAAAATTTGCTGGCACGGAATATCCGTCGCAAATACAGCAAAATGCTTTTGCCTTGCAGGAACTTCGTTCTCGTCCTGAATGGGATATGATTAATAATGCGAAAAATGCAAGAGAACTTGCTATCGCTCAAATGCACTATGAACGTCCTCAAGGCTATACCCCGTCTGATCCGACAGGTGGATTAAATTTTGCTGGACGTTTAGGGACGCTTAATAAATTTTCGTCGTTTATGGGTGAAGGCGAAAAGATTGCTCCCGGTGAATTGGCTCCTGAGTGGGGGGCCATGCAATCTGCTGCGAGTGGCGCGGCGTTTGGTTTTGGCCCGCAGATTCGAGCTGCTTATAAAGCGGGAGGTTTATCTGGACCTCAATATGAAGCCTATTTGCACGATCTTCAACGGCAAGAACAACTATATAAAGAGCAAAATCCGTTGTCTGGTTATGGCGCGGAAGCTGTTGGCACAATGGTTTCGCCCGGAATGTTATTGCGTGGGGCAAAAGTTGTGGCTCCGTTTGCTGCTCCGTATCTTGCGCCAATTACATCAAGAATAACTGGATACTTGGCTCCAAAAGTTGCGCCAGTTATTACTGCGGCGGAACCCTATTTGCAAACTGCTGGTGAATTGTTAGGACCGACTGGGGTTGCAGGAGTCGAAGGCGCTGGGCAGGCTGCGCTTCAAACTGGACTTGAAGCTGGTAGTCAGGCACTTGGCGGAACACTTGGGGATACTGAAACTCCTTTCGCAGAGCAGTTTAAAAGAAATGTTTTGACAGGAGGTGTGCTTGGTGCAGGCCTGAGTAAAGCATTGACACCTAAAGCTGGTGGGGTGTTTGCTCCTGAATGGGAAGGGAATGCACGCGCTCTCGGACAAGCGGCATTTGATAAATATAAAATCCCCGTCAGTCCGGGCCAATTTGCGAAGGGTGAGGCTAAACAATTCTTTGAAAAAACTGCATCGCAAGGAAATCTTGACGCTCAAGCTAAACGCTATTCAGAAGAATTGGCGAAAAGCATTGGTGCAAAAGATTTAACGCCTGCAGGTTGGGATGCTGCAAAAAAAGCAGCGGGTAAAGAATATGATACGTTTGCAGCTTCTGTTGGAACATTAGCGCCCACGCCAACAGCTGGACGGAAGTTCTATGACATTTACACTTCTGCGTATGGCATCCGCGATCCAAATATTCGAAACACTGTCATGGATATTCTTACAAAAATTGGAGATGATTTAAGAACTGGGCGCATGAACGGCACCATGTATCGGAATTATGTAAAGAGCGGAGAAATTATCGACAACAAACTTTTAGGCCTGGATAATGCCACTAAAAAGCATTTTGGTGGAAAAATCCGAGATGCGCTCGATACTCTTGTGCGGGATAATTTTCCTGCTGAAGCTGATCAGCTAATCGCTTTGAACTCTCGTTATCGCGATATTAAAACTTTGGAAAAATTGACAACCACAAGTGGGATTGTTAATCCAAAAGCTGTGGCGAAAAAAGTTAAAAGCAAGGGGGCGTCCGCTAACTCTCCGTTGCAAGAACTTGGTCCAATCGGTGAGTTTTTGCCGAAAGTTAATGAAGCGGGTGAAGCCGTTATGAAAAAGCCCGCTGAAACTGGCGTGATGGCGGCTCTTGGAAGATATGGCATGTATGGCGGCGGTTATGCCTATCTTGCATCCGAGTTGCCCATAGTGAATTCGTTCCTTCAGGCGGGTGGCCCATTATTTGCACAAGCAGTGCCTTATGCTGCGGGCGGTGTAGCTGCCGCAGGGGCTACAATAGCTGGCAAACGGGCGTTGACTGAGTTAGCTTCTCAACCTGAATGGATGAAGCGCGCCATCTTTGAACAAAAAGTTGGAAAAACTATGAAAACTGGTGCGAGAAAAGCTGTGAGGCCGCTGCTTCATGCGGGAATTAGTTATAATCCTTTGACTGGAGTTCAAGAATGAAAAAGGTAAGTGGAGCCCTTGCGGCCTTTTTGTATAGCACATCTGCACTCTGGGGCGCGACCTTGCTGCCTAACGGGCAACAGCAATTCGTCGATGCGACGGGCAAGCCCTATGCTGCTGGCAAGGTGTATTTCTACAGCAATTACCCGACATGCACGGTTCTGAAAAATACTTATCAGAATGAAGCTGGGACGCAGCTTAACACGAACCCGATTATTCTGGATGCTGCGGGTCGTGCCACGATTTTTGGTTCGGGCGCGTATTGCCAGGTTTTGAAAGACGCGAACAATAACACAATCTGGACGAAATATACGTCTGATACGTCGTCTGCGAGTAATTTGGGATGGGGTGGGACGAGTGGCGGAACGGCTAACGCCCAGACCGTGACGGTTTCGGCCTTTTCAAATGTGAATGGACAGACTTTTTACTTCAAAGCTGGCGCTACAAACACGTCTGCCTTAACGCTTACAGTCAACGGCGGTTCTGCGATTAGCGTGGTGCGTGATACGCCGACCGGAACGGTTGCGCTGACGGGTGGTGAGGTGGTGTCGGGCAACATCATCGGCGTGACCTATGACAGTGGCACAGGTGTTTTCCATCTTGTGACCAACAACTCACGGCTGTTTGGTTATGCGAATGCGGTGCCTGCTGCCATCACCATGGACCTGAACGCTTCAAGTTCGCACGTCGTGAACGTCACAGGGTCTGGCGTCAGCATTTCAAGTTTTGGCGCAGGCGGTGCGTCTGCGGCTGCGAACACGATTTTCTTTCTGCAGTTTAACGGCACGAACACTGTCGTAGCTGGGGCGAATATCACCACGCCGTCTGGTGGTAATATTGTTGTGTCGAGTGGCGCGTCTTTGACTGTGTTGTATCAAGGCGCAAACTCTTGGCGAGTGCTGCAAGTCACTGGCGGTTCGAGCAGTGCGATTGGGCAAATTGCCGCATTTGCGACAAGCACTTGTCCGACTGGCTGGCTAAAAGCAAACGGAGCCACTCCTGCGCAAGCGACTTATCCAGGTTTGTATGCGGCTATCGGCACGACTTGGGGACCGGCGGCTGCGGGCAACTTCACGCTTCCTGATTTCCGTGGAATGTTCCTGCGCGGGATCACCGATGGCCGTGCAACTGATCCGAATGGCGGGGCTCTTACAGCACAAGCCCTTGCTGCTTTTGTGGACGATCAGTTTGAAAGCCACACACACACTTATACCGCAGGAGGGTCTTCGACGATTGCCCTTTCGGCAGGCGGTGTTCCAGTCAATCAGTCGGCACCTTCTAGCACAAATACTGGCGCAACTGGCGGAACGGAAACAAACCCGAAGAACGAAGGTGTGCTTTACTGTATTCAGTATTAAGCCCACTTGATAGCTAGTGCGGGGTGGGATTAACCTGCCCCGTGCATTTCCCTAGCCAGCGGAACGTAAGTTTCTGTCCCCGCTTGACGCTGAATAATCCCCGCCTTTTCCATTAAATTCATAATACGCTCCGCTTTTTCGGCGGGAGTGCGCTGTGATAAAAACCGTAAGATTGTTGCCGCAGCAATCGGGGCGCGGTGCTTCACATAAATGCTGAATAAATACTGAAATGTTTCTTCGATCACTTGATCGTCGGAGCGCATAATCATGTCGCGGAAGATTTGCGGCATCAATTCTTCAATCTCAAGCAACCAGCCTCTCGCCCGTTCGACATCTTGCATTCGAATAGCGAGTTCTTCGCCGCGAGCCATGGCGGAAGTCATCGCGAGTTTAACGGCAAAGATTGTTCCTCGACGTGGAATGTAGTTGGCGAGTTTCGGATGATCGGGAACTGGTCCCCATTTATCTTTGCGCCAGCGCTCCATGTCCGCAATAGCTTTCGCGTCCCATTTCATTTCGCCGTAATAGTCTGCGCAGGCATCTAACTTTTGAACAAGTTTTTTCTGCTCCGCGTCCATGTTTTTGTATTCGCCAAACAGCGGGACATCGGGCATGGACGAGGAATAGACCATTAAAAGGCGAGAGGTCCAGCCCATTGTCCATGCGGCCTCGGGAAGCAACGTCGCCAAGAAACCGGGCTGTGATCCGACGAGCAGCGTGGTCATGGGATTGTGAATTTCAATCGGGTCTTTCAAACTGTGGCGGCGTTCCTCACGGTATGTTGCTTTGTGGTCGAACAACTCGTTAATGATGGACAGAAAGTTTAGATCGTGAGCGTTAATAAAAACCCCTAGCTCTGCGGCGAAGACGAACAGGTGGTTGTAATCGAGGACTCCAGAATTGTTGGGTTTGAGCACTGATCGTGCCGACCGACCCAGCGCGTCAATGTATGAGGCGGCTGTCACGCTGTTGGGCGCGATGTGAAATTTCTTCGTGGCCTTGAGCAGCGCTTCGGCAGGGTTGATCGCTTGCGATTTGCCGATGCCCGGAGGGGCCACGAGCATTGTGTAGAGGTTCGCATATTGCGGACCTGCTTTTGTCATGCACCAAACACGTTTTTCTAACGCGCCAGAAAGCGTGGTGATCGCCGCCCATTTACGGAAAATTTCTGGTGACGGGCGCTCGTCAGTGAACGCCACAAAAGAATCAACAAAGTCCACCCCAGGCTCCCTGCATTTCTAAAAGCAAATTGCTATTAAAGTTTTTGTGAGAGCAGAGGTGTTCTTCTGCGCTCGTCCTTTTTGTTTTTCCACTTAGCCAAACCATCGGGATTGGAGTCTGGGTCGAAGTTGCCCCAGTTCCATCCGACTTTCGCTTCGCCGGGGACGACTAACTGATGACCGTCTTTTTCAAATGCGAGATCGAAATGTGAAAGAGCCTCGGAGATGATGTCAACTTCGTTAAGGTGTTCGGGGTATTGAAAGTAAAGAGCGTCGTGGACTTGGGCAATTAACTGCACTTGCGGCATGTGTTTCCAAACTCTCCACAAAACCAGGTTCAGCCTCTCCGCCGTCGCGCTCTGTGGTGAAAACGCAATCGCCTCGCGGAGCGTCGAGTCATCGTTCGCTCGTCCGAAGAACGTGCGCTCTCGTCCGAAAGGTGTGATGATACGGTTTGAAGTTTGGAGTTGTTGGGCGACCCATCTATGCCATTTTGGTATTCCTGAGAAACGCTCGAAGTATCGGGTTTGGAATTGTTCGGCGACGACAACGGGGAGTTTGGCATGTCGGGCCATGGTCGGAGGTAATCCGCGATAATTGCTTCCGTGCCCGAGTTTCTTCGCCATGTCGCGGTAGGTGAGGTGACGGTAGAAGGGAGTGTCTGCGATTTTACGGTCGGCCTTTGGATCGTCTGTCCATCCCAATTCGGGCCAAGCAGTCCTTGCCACAAGAGTGTGAAGGTCGCCACTATAGCAGGCGTCCAGATAAGACCAATCACCGCAGATGGTGCCTGAAAGCCATCCCACTTCTCTACTTTCTGCCTGTTCCAAATCAATCCCGCAGAGTTTGTAACCGGGATCGGCGACAAACATTTTTCGCAGAGATGAAGTAATGTTCTGTAAATTCGTGCCGGTGCCGAAAGCGTTTGTGCTGGATGAAAAGCGTCCTGTTTCTGTTCCTGCGACATTGTAAGAAGTCCTCATGCGACCGTCGCTGTCCACTTCCGTGTTGAGCACGGAGAGTTGTTTCACAGCGTCTCGTATAGCCAGTATGGTTGCCACCATTGGACGGGCGTGAAAGTAGTTGTCGAGTTTTTCAAGAGCCTCTCGGTCCATGGACAATTTGCGCTCCCCCTTCTTCGAAGTCCAGATTTCGGGGATACGCATGTGTTGAAAGAAAAATTCTTGCAGCATTTTTGGGGAATTGGCTTTGAGGGGCTTGTCCCAAACGGCATAAGCAAAACGATTGAGCAAACCAGTAAGGCGCTGGATTTCGACAGTAAGCGTGTCAATGCCTTTTTGCCTTTCGTAGCTGTCAATGCGGAAGCCCCGCTGCATCATGTCCATAACAGGGGCCTGGAGCGCGCGGGTGAAATTGTAAATGCGGGGCGCAGGGCCGATTGCACGAATAGCGTCGAGCACTTCGTGTGTGATGCAGCAATCCAGACCGTTGTAAAGCTGTTCGTTTTCTGCGAGCACAATGCCTTCTTGCAGCGTGGAGGTGTCGATGATTGGCATTAGAGCACCATGCCGCAAGCAACAAACAGCACCCAAACGGCTAACGCTTTTTCAGAACCAGTCACGATGTAATATGTGAAAGGCACGAACGAGAGGATGAGCGGTGAAAGCATTAGAGCAAACCTTTCATATGCAGATGGTTGAACACTCTGCGCCATGCGTAGCTCCTTACAATACTTACAATGGTAAAGATCGCGGTGAGGCTGATGTTTTCTTGGAGTGAAGGGTGTAGGTTGAACCATGGGAACACCAGCCATTGCGTCAAAAGGGAAGTTACAAATCCAGAAGCGGTGTTTAGAAAAGCCTCCAGAAAGGAATGTTTGCGTGATTGCATTTAATCATCCTTTTTCATCTCCGTGATTTTCTTCCCGCGCATTGTTTTCCACGCGGGTTCGGAAGTATAAACGCTGCCTAAAAAGCCCAGCCCCTTTTGCATTTCAGGATAAAGGGCGTGGTGATAAAGCATTGTGTCTTCGAGGCACGAACGAGGACGATAACCTTCTTTCATTAAATATTGCAAGTCATAAAGACCGTTCTGGAAGATTTTAACAACGAACGGATTTTCGAGAATTGAACGCACCACGTTTCGAGCATCTCGTTCTAAGTTCGCCGTTGACCAGTAATTTCCGCCTTTCGAGCGGTCCCAGAATGGAACGACCATTGCGTTTTCAGCGTCGGCGCTAAATCCGATCATCTCGATCATTCCGTATTTTGTTTCGATGTCGCAGGCGCTCTCAGCACGAATGTGTTGCGCGATCCATTCGTGGCATTCTGCGATTGTCGGGTTGACTAAAATTCTGCGAGAGGGTCTTTTGATTTCTGGGAAAAGACTTTCGCGTTTGGCCTTCATTAAATCCGCGAGGGTAATCGGCCTATTGGCCCAATTACGCAGGACTGCCGAAGGGTGATAGGTCGGGAGGACTTTGCCGCCAGCAAGAGTTCCTGTTGCCACTGTCCCGCGTAGGCTTCCAAGGCCATTAGTGCCAAGCAAAGCCCAACAAGCTGTAGCCCCCAAAGCGACAGTGATATTAGGGCGAACTTCTTCCAATTCGACACGGAGGCGCTCCAGTTCTGACAGGTATTCGGGGCGAAGGTATTGTCCGACTTTACCTAAATGCGGGTGGAGATAGTCTTCTCCGCACTCAGCCTTTTTGCAACAAAGCGCGGTGAAGTCGTTGTTCGGGGGACGCAGCGCCAACACATTTGTAAGAAAGCAATCTTTTCGAGCAATCCCTGCCTCTTTCAGCATACGAGTCAGTTCTTGACCTGCGTAGCCTTGGAAGGGCTTTCCGACCATTGCCTCTTGCTCACCCCAGGCTTCACCGACAAACGCAATCTTTGCGTCTTTCGGACCAGAAGAATGAGCGAATGCTGGCGCTGCGTTGTGCATGTTACTGCTGCTTTGCGGTTAGAGCTTTGACAAGCCACATGGCTCCGGCTTCGAACGAAGTAATTGCTTGGCCGTAAAGCCGCAGTTCTTCGTCTTTAAGTTCGGTGCCAGCGCCGTCCGGCATCATGTCGTAGCAAAAGTCGATCAACTCTGCCGCAAGACGCTTTGCTTCTTTCACGTCTGCTTGTTCGGAAGGGTTGAAGGACTTGCGGACGATCTTTTCGCCGAATGATAACTCAGGCATGATTATACCTTTCCTTGCGGATTGATTAGAATTGCCGGAGCGTGGTTGCCTTTGAACTGCAAGTTGGAGGCGATTGTTCGAATAGCCTCCGCATTGTGTTCTGCGGCTTTCGCAAGTGCGACAACAGCATTTACAAAATCGGCATCGACTTTGATTGTGGCATCAAAAGTGCAATTCGAGATTGTGGTGCCGCTGTCAGGTGTGGGTTTGGTGCGAGGGGCCATCAGCGGTTTTCCTCTGCGACGATAGCGAGCAGCAGCAAGCTGTAAACCACCATGTCGTCGATGCGACCTTCGATTGGCTCGCTTCGCGAACGGGCTTTGCCCTCACGAACGTCCTTCACATACTGCGTGATCGAGTCGAGGTGTTTGCCTGCGAGAAAGAACCACGCGGTTGACATCGGAACGCCCTGCTGCGCAGCGAGGCGACGGAAGTTCGCAAGGATGTCGCCGCTATCGCCGTATTCAGCATTCTTCGTCGCGAACAAATGTTCGGCGCGAGCAATCGCATTCGTGATGGTGGTGTGCTGGGAGTTAGCGGGAGGTGCGGGGATCATGTAAGGCTCCTGTTTAAGATCAGCGATGGTTTCGTAAAGTTCGTGGATGTCGATTTTTTCAGAAAGTTCACTCATGCAGTTTGCTCCTTTTGCATGGACGATGCTTTTCGCAGCACACGCGATTGATTGAGGGCTCGTCTCGCGTTTGTCACGTATTCATCGTTAATCTCGAGGCCGATAACATGATCCGCTCCGAGGGCTTCTGCGGCCCGCAGCGATGACCCACCACCGCATGTCGGATCGAGAAAACGAGTGTTCGAATCGACGAACATTTGTAAAAAGTGCTTGAGGACTGGTTCGGGTTTGGTGTGAGGGTGATGCTCCTTGTTGGTTGGGGAGGCGATTGCGTTGCTGACGGGCTTCACAAGCAGGCGATCCTCGCGGCTTGCAATCAGGGCCGTCTCGTAAATGCGTCTGGGTTCGCGCTTGGGGTCCGGCACAATTCCCACGTTGTCACTCTTGACCCACACAAGGGGGAAATTGCAGAACGACAAATTGGGCGCGAGGTCGGAAAACATCTCCAGGGTTCTGGCTTGGATTTTGATGTCGCCGGAAAGCCAAAACACCAGATGCCCGGAATGAGCCATGATGCGGTCGAGGTTGGCGCACAAGCATTCAATTAGTTTGATGTAAACGTCTGCGCCGTCGTCGTAGCCAGATGTGGTGCGCTTGCCAGACCATGCGCCTCCGAAGACATTCACGCCGTAAGGAAAGTCGCAGTGGATCAGGTTGAAGGGTTCGCCCCGATAGGCTGGAGCCCAGTCGAGGAAGGACTCTTGAAGGATGGACTGGTCGGCTGGAGTTATAAGGGGTGCTGTTCGTGCCGATTTCGGCGGGGCGTCCGCCGATGCGCCGGTATGGGGGGTTTTTTGGCCGGTGGTTGCGTCTAAAAGGTCGTCTAGGGGGTTACTACCTTCCACCCCTTCAAGGGCGTCATTGGCCG